GCTAAACTTGTCAATAACGATTACCTTTACTGATGTAATGAGCTAAAAGTCAAACTATTAAATTAGAATTATGACAGCGAGAAAAAACACTGTATCAACGGTTCAGAATGAAGAGAAGAAGAAAAATTCTATCAGACCGCTTCTAGCTTCTGAAATTGAATGTAGGGTTGGTACTATGAAACCGGACGGTTCGGGCTGCTCCTTGCTATTATACAAGGATGCTCGAGTAGACATGAGAATACTTGATGAAGTGTTCGGAGAAATGAACTGGAAACGGCACCATGATGTCGTTAATGGGAATCTATTCTGTACGTTGTCCATTTGGGATAATGAAAAGAAGGAATGGGTGAGTAAACAGGATGTTGGGACAGAATCTAGCACAGAAAAAGAGAAAGGGCAGGCTTCGGACGCCTTTAAACGTGCAGGATTTAACTGGGGAATTGGGCGTGAACTTTATACGGGTCCTTTCATTTGGATTCCACTTGAGAAAAATGAAATATATCAGAGCAAAACAGGTTCTCCTGCTCTATACACCAAATTCAGTGTAAAAGAGATTGGTTATAACGAGCAAAAGGAGATTATTTTACTTGTTATTGTGGACAATAAAAACCGCGTTCGTTTTGCTTATGGTAATACAAAGGAAAAAGTATATGCTCCCAATGTTTCTGCTTCAAACGCTTCGGGCAAAGTATATACTGGTGTAGACCTGGATCGTGCAATTAAACAAATGACTGGTGTTAAAAGCCGCGAAGAGCTTGAGAGAGTTTGGGCTGAACATCCCGAACTTCACAATAATAAGGAGTTCAGAAACATAACTATTGACATGCAGAAAACGTATCCTCCTAGAAATTGATAATAATGATAGAATTAGTGAAATCCAGTGTGGTTTTCAATGAGGAAAACCACACTTATATGCTCGGTGAAAAACAGTTGCAAGGTATAACCGGTATGATTAGCCGGCAGTTGTTCCCTGACAAATATAAAGATGTCCCCGATTTTGTATTGAAGAGAGCTGCAGAGAAGGGTAGCCTTATTCATGCTCAATGCCAGTTTGCTGATGTAACAGGCTTACCTCCTGAAAGTATTGAAGCAGAGAATTATATCAGAATGAGGGTAAATGCCGGATATAAGGCGCTTGCCAATGAATATACCGTTTCTGATAACGAATACTTTGCATCGAATATAGATTGTGTTTGGGAGAAAGCCGGTAGAATTAGTCTTGTTGACATCAAAACTACCCTTCATCTTGATAAGGAGTATTTAAGTTGGCAGTTGTCAATCTATGCTTATTTCTTTGAACTTCAAAATCCATTACTCAAAGTTGATAAATTGTTTAGCACTTGGTTGCGTGGTAATAAACATGAATTTGTTGAAATTAGTCGTAAGTCTGATAAAGAAGTCAAGAAGTTAATGGAATGCGAGAAGAAGGGTGAGCAATATCTATCCAATCTTCCCGTTCCTGCCCCTGATGATGACAAGTTACTTATTCCAATGCAGCTTGTAAATACTATAATCGGGATTGAGGAAGAACTTGCAGATCTAACCAAGATTCAGAAAGATTATAAGGCAAAATTGAAAACTGCTATGCGTGAGAATGGTGTCAAGTCATGGGATGCCGGAAGATTGCGAGTTAGTTATACACCCGCTTCTACGAGTGACAATTTTGATACTAAAAAGTTTCAGGCTGACTATCCGGAATTATATTCTAAGTATATCAAAACAGTTCCTAAAGCTGATAGTATCCGTGTAACAATAAGGGAGGATAAATCATGAGTTTAAATAAATTGATGCTTATCGGGCATGTTGGCAAAGACCCCGATATTAGAATTTTGGAAGCTGGTTCTAAAGTGGCCACTTTCTCCTTTGCCACCACTGAAAAAGGTTATACCCTTGCCAATGGAACACAGGTTCCTGAAAGAACTGAATGGCATAATATTGTTGTTTGGCGTGGTCTTGCCGATGTTGTTGAGAAGTATGTCCATAAGGGAGACAAGTTGTATCTGGAAGGAAAGATAAGAACTCGGAGTTATGATGATAGCAGAGGAATTAAACGGTATATTACAGAACTTTTTGTTGATAATATGGAGATGCTTTCTGTTAAGCCTCAACAAGCGCCACCACCGCCACCTCTTCCGGAACACACCAATAATCAGACTCGAAGTGCGGTGAATGAGTGCCCGCCACCGCCGCCACCAACCAAGGACGATTTGCCATTCTGATAGGTTATGGAAGCAACATTGACGAAGAAAGATGGCAAAATCCAAATGGATAAGTCTTTCGAGTTCATGTGCAGCACACTTCGTAATGGAGAATACACTGTAACCATTAAGAAAAAAACACAGCCGAGAACATTAAATCAAAATGCTCTCATGTGGAAATGGTTTCAGTGTATTGGTGCCTGTTTGCGTGAATACACAGGTGAAGAGTATTGGAGCACTGCTGCTGGAGTTCAGGATATACATGACTTGTATTGTAAGAAGTTTCTTGTGAAACAGGTTCATGTGAATGGTAAGGTGGAAACTATTGTGCGAGGAACAAGTAAACTTAATACTTTAGAGATGCATAATTTCATGGAAAGCGTGAAAATAGATGCGGTCACCGAGTTTGGTATTACACTTCCATTGCCTGAAGACCAGCATTACTTAGATTTTATTCATGAGTACCAAAACCGGTACTAATTAATCCTTTTATAATTTATGATTGCAAATTTGAGAAACTACGAACCCGAGACAATCGAGTTTGTAGTTCCCGATTCTATTCGGGAAAAATTTCCCCCTGTTTTATTTCAGGGTTCTACGAATGTAGATGAATTGATAAAGTTGGTGAATGAGCATTTCAATGCTACATTCCCTGAAAGTGAGGTGACACAACGTTTACTGGATGAATTTGAAATTTCCGAAATTCGTGAAGAGTATTGCATCAAGCAAGAGAATGAGGTCCCCAAACGCGAACGTGAACTGTTGGAAGCCATTGAACGTGCAAAGAAAATTAAGAGTGATGCACAAGACAGGTTAGCTTCTATTAAGACTGAAATTAAAGACCTGGCTGCCGAGGTCAAAAAGGGGACGAGGGAGTATCATCTTTCAAGTAAGAATACGATCCGGTTTGCTCTTGATGGATATTTCCTGTATTATTCATGGGTGAACGGTGAGTTTAAGCTTGTGAAAGCTGAAAAAATTCCTGATTGGGACAAACGTTCTCTTTGGGCACAGGAAGATCGAAACAGAAAAGCGATGCTTGATTTGTTTGGTATTGAATATCCTGAAGTAGAACGTCCTATTGATGATACAGAAGATTATGGGGACAAGTTCGAAGAAGACCTGTCTGATAAACTTCCTGAAGAAGAACCGGAAGACGATGAGTAGATTGCAGCACAAAAAAGGCAGGAAGTCCAACTATGTGAAGCGGCTTGTGAATAATCCAGATTGGGAAGAAGCCAAGCGTAAAGTTCGTATTAGGGACGGACATAAATGCCAGATGTGCGGTAAAGACTTTAATTTAGAGATTCACCACAAAACATACAGGGTTAACGGAAAATCAATCGTTGGTCATGAGCTTGAACATCTTGATTGTCTCGTTACCCTTTGTGGTGACTGTCATTTGAAAGTTCATAAATATCACATCAAATTATGACATACCAGTTAAGAGACTACCAAAAAAGTGCTAGTGATGCAGCGGTCAGCGTTTTTAAATCCAAGGAAAAGAAAAACTACGTGATAGTTCTTCCCACTGGTGCCGGGAAGTCCCTTGTCATTGCCAATATAGCTGCACGGATAGACGGGCCGCTGATAGTGTTCCAGCCTAGCAAGGAAATACTCGAACAAAATTTTGCGAAACTTCAATCATACGGCATATTCGATTGTGGAGTTTATTCAGCTTCTGCCGGAAGAAAGGATATCAATCGTATTACGTTTGCTATGATTGGTAGTGTGATGAAACACATGAGTTTCTTCAAACATTTCAAGCACGTTCTGATTGATGAATGTCATTTAGTGAATCCGGAGAAAGGAATGTATAAGGAATTCTTTGAAGATGAGCAAAGGAAAGTTATTGGGCTGACAGCGACTCCTTACAGATTATGTTCAGGAAGAGGTGGTGCTATGCTTAAATTTATAACTCGTACCCGGCCAAAGGTTTTCACTGATGTTATTTATCACTGTCAGGTGAGTGAACTACTTGCTAAAGGATTTCTCGCAAGTTTGAAATACTATGATATTACAAAGTTGGATTTAAGTAGAGTCAGGACTAATTCTACTGGTGCAGATTACGATGAAAAAAGTCTTCTGCAAGAGTTTGAACGTGTGGACATATACAAAGATATAGTTGGATGGACAAAACGTCTGTTGAACCCCAAATCGGGCATACCACGCAAAGGTATTTTAATATTCACGAGGTTTATTCGTGAAGCTGAAAAACTGGCTTCCGAAATTCCTAATTGTGCGATCGTTAGCGGTTCTACTCCAAAGGAAGAAAGGGCACGAATTCTGAAAGGTTTTAAAGATGGAAGAATAAAAGTTGTTGCTAATGTCGGAGTACTTACAACCGGATTCGATTACCCGGAGCTTGATACGATTGTTCTTGCACGTCCAACCAAATCCCTTTCCCTCTATTATCAAATGGTCGGTCGTGTTATTCGTCCCTGCCAAGGTAAAGAGGGTTGGGTTGTTGATTTGAGTGGGAATTTCCGGCGTTTTGGGCGTGTTGAAGAGTTACGCATAGAACAGCCTGAAAAGGGAAAATGGTGTATAATGAGTCGTGGCCGTCAATTAACCAATGTAGTATTTTAATTATCATGTGGAGAAATTACAAGAAGAAAGAAAAGAAAAAGCCTCTTTTCGAGGTAGAAGGTGTTAAGGTCAAGAAGAAACCTGATCTTGTCGATAAACTAGACAGAATATTTAGTTTATTCATCCGTTATCGTGATACGATGCCTAATGGATATTTTCAGTGTATTTCATGTGGTAAAATAAAGCCTTTCAATAAAGCAGATTGCGGTCATTACATCAACCGCCAACACATGAGTACTCGCTTTGATGAAATGAACTGCAATGCTCAATGTTCACATTGTAACCGCTTCATGGAAGGAAATATTCAGGATTATCGCAGACGTCTAGTTGCCAAGTATGGTGAACGAAATGTGCTGATCCTGGAAGCCAAGAAAAATGTTACTAAGCAATTTAGTGACTTTCAATTAGAAAAGCTGATTACTCATTACAAGGAAGAAGCGAAAAAACTGAAGGACGCAAAAGGTCTGTGAGTTTTATTACTAATCGGAGTATAATCCCTTAAAATATGGAAAGAAATTCATTCATCTTTTATAAAGGGTGGAGAGAAGCAATCAAGGATTTGCCGGATGATGTCAGGCTGGAGATTTACGAAAGCATAATTGAGTATGCGACAACGGGAAATCTTCGGGGGTTGAAACCTATGGCAAATATTGCTTTCAACTTTATAAAGATAGATATAGACAGGGATACTGAAAAGTATATGTCTATTGTGGAAAGGAATAAGAGCAATGGTTCTAAGGGGGGACGTCCGAAAAGTGAAAACCCAAAAGAACCCAAAGAACCCACAAAACCCACTGGGTTATTTGGAAACCCAAAAGAACCCACAAAACCCGATAATGATAATGAATATGATAATGATTATGTAGATGATAATGATTCTCATTTAAAAAAGAAAGAAACTTCTCCTAAAGGAGAATCAAAGAAAGACGAGCTTTCTTTGTTCCCCGAGGAAAAGATTGATTGGGGTGGGCTAATGGATTATTTTAATTCCACGTTTAAAGGTAAACTTCCTGCTATAAAGTCCATAGATGCAAAACGAAAGAAAGCTATTAAAGCACGTGTCGCACAATACGGGAAGCAAGCTATATTCGATGTGTTCCAATTGGTTTTAGACAGTCCTTTCTTGCTTGGACAAAACGATAAAAATTGGAGGTGCACTTTTGACTGGATATTCTTGCCTACAAAATTTACAAATATTTTAGAAGGTAACTATAATGGAAAACGAACTGATACTGCGGCCACAAGAAGAGAATCGGTTAGCAGTCTTACGGACCTCGCCGAAGAACTACTGCAAAGCTCTATGCCCAAAGAAGGTTGAAGATGTATTTCAAAGTGATGAACCTTCTATTGGCACTATCATAAGAAAGTTTGGTGAACCACAGGCTAGAGCAGTGCTGGTCATATTGATAGCTGATGCCTTGGAGTTTTTCAATGTCAGTAATACAATGTCTGCTACCCAAGTTGCTACTACAGTAGATTTAATCATTGAAGAATATCCCTATATGAAAACTGATGATTTTAAACTGTGTTTCAAGAATGCAATGAAAATGAAATATGGTGAAAATTACAATCGTATTGATGGTTCTATCATTATGGGATGGCTTCGTGAATACAACAAAGAACGTTGTGCTGTTGCTGATAATCAGTCATGGAATACTCATAAGGCTAAATTGTCAGGGGAAACGAGTTTTACAAGTGGCTTGTCGTATGAAGAATACCGGAACGAACTCAAACTTAGAGTTGAGCAAGGAGATGAAGAAGCTGCTAAAGCGTTAAGTCTCTCAAATGAAATAATCTCTTATCTAAACAAAAGAGAATATGGCAAACAAGAAGCAGAAGGTGACAATTTACTGGAACACTAGGCATATCAAACTTGAAGATATTCCTGAAGTGAAAAGAAGAATACGGGAGCGTTTTGGTATTCCTAATCACACAACTGTTAATGGTGAAACGGATTGTTATATCCGTGAGGAAGATATGGAATTGCTTCGGGAAACGGAAAAACGTGGCTTCATTCAAATACGTAATAAGCCCGCATGAAAATGGCGTTAAAATGGCGAAGTTTCTGTTTGCATAACTTGTCATTTTACGATAACTTTACTGATGTAATGAATTAAAAGTCAAACCAATATAATTAAATTATGGAAGTACAAAACATTAGAATTGACCTTATCAGTCCTTCTCCTTTGAATCCGAGAAAGACTTTTGATGAAGCAGCTCTTGAAGAGCTTGCAAGCAACATTGAAAAGCAAGGTTTATTGCAACCTATCACTGTCAGAGTTGCTAAATCCGAGGAGATGACTAACCTAGAAACCGGAGATGTTACCCCATTACCTTACACATACGAAATTGTTTGCGGTGAGCGTCGTTTCCGGGCTGTGTCACTTTTGAAAGCAAAGGAAGATGAAGCGAATGTTGCAAAAATCAAAGCCCATCGAAAAAAGTCGGAAAAATTTCAGACAATATCCTGCATTGTCAGAGAAATGACAGATGATGAGGCTTTTGAAGCGATGATTACCGAGAATCTTCAAAGAAAAGATGTTGATCCCATCGAAGAAGCTTTTGCCTTTGCGCAGTTGGCTGAAAAAGGACGAACTTTGGAAGATATCGCTCTTAAAATAGGAAAGTCTACCCGGTTTGTTTTTGACCGTATTAAATTGAATTCTCTTATTCCTGAACTAAAAGAGCGGGTAAGAAATGGAGATATACCATTGTCCGGTGCTATGATTCTTTCTAAATTGGATGAAGATACTCAAAAAGAGTTTCATGAGGAGGAGGAAGAACAATGTACTACTGCTATGATTCGAGAATTTGTGAGTAATTCTTTCATGGAGCTTGGTAACGCACCTTGGATTAAAGATGATTCCGATAATTGGGAAAATACCGATATTAAATCATGTTCTCAATGTGAGAATAATACGTGTAATCATGGTTGTTTGTTCTATGAAATGAATAGTAAGGATGCTAGATGTATCAATGCTGCTTGCTATGAGAAAAAACAGATTGCTTATGTGACGCGGAAAATTCAACTAGAATATGAACATCTTGTTAAAGTTGGCGAACCTCTTTCATTTGGAAAAACAGTAATTATCGCTAGACGTCCCGATACATATTGGGGAGAAGATAGAAAGGTTTTCTATGAAAAAACTTTGGAAGCTGTTAAACAACTTGGATTTGAAATAGTTGATCCTGATGAAATCTTTAGATGTAAGTGCTGGTATTCAGAAGATGATGAACGCACTTTGAAAATGCTTGAAGATGGAGAAGTTTATCGTTGTCTTTCATTTTTTGGACATTATTCTCCCGAATTTAACGTTAGTTTCTATTATGTTAGAAAAGAAACGGCTTCCTCTACTTCCGCCGTTGCCGATCTAAAAGAGATAGAAAGGGAAAAAATAAACGCCCAATTAAAAAGAGCGAAGGATATAGTCAAGGAGAAGTCTGCTGAAGAAATGCGCAAGTGGGCGCAAGAGAAAACATATTATCAGAGAACAAAAGAATTCTCTGAAAATGAACAACTTGTTTTTGATGTGCTGGTTCTTAGCGGTTGTAGCAGTACTTATCTTGAAAAACTGAATTTAAAAAAATGGAATGGTGAGAGTGATTTTGTAAATTATGTCAAGAACAACCAAGCTGACCGACACCAATGGTATAGAGCCTTTATTGCTGAATGCTTATCATCGAATAATGTGAATTTCTACTCCTATTTGCAAAAGTGTCAGAAAATCCTTTTTGCAGAACAATATCCGGATGATTTCAAAGCGCTCTCTAAGAAACTTGCGGATTCATATGATAAGAAAGAAAAGAAGCTCAAAGAAAGACTGAAAGAACTAAATAACGATAACACAGAGGAAGCCTAGTGGTTTCCTCTCTTTATTGACGCACTTATGAAAACGTGGACTGACGAACAACTTGCTATACTTGACAGTGAGTACCCGACTGCTGATTTAAAAGAACTTGCTAGGCGTCTTGATAAAACACTTAGTGCTGTTAAAACAAAGGCCTTGATTCGAAAACTTAGGCGCTCTCCGAGAATCTCGTTTTGGAATAGTGAGAGACTTGATAAATTGAAAAAGTTGTATCCCAATCATACTAATGAGGAAATAGCACAGATATTAGGTACCACTTATTCTGCTGTAAATGGAGTTGCATTTAAATTACGGCTCTTTAAATCTAAAGAATTTAAATTTCAATGCGCTTCTAAAAGCTTCTTTCCCAAAGGCCACCAACCGATGAACAAGGGACGTAAGCAAACGGAATATATGTCAGAGGAACAATTAGCAAAAACGAAAGCTACTCGATTTAAGAAAGGACATGTCCCCAAAAATCATAAACCAGTCGGTTATGAACGCATAACTCGTGACGGTTACATTGAAGTGAAAACTGCCGAACCGAATGTCTTTGAACTTAAACATCGGCTTGTATGGATTGAGCATAATGGAGAAATCCCCCCTGGTTATAATATTCAGTTTAAAGATGGCAACAGGCAAAACGTTTCCATTGAGAACCTTTACATGATTAGTCGTTCTGAACAATTAAAAAAAGAGAATTCTTTGTATGCCCGATATCCGGAAGATGTTCAGTACCTAATCAAACTAAAAGGAGCTTTGAATAGACAAATTAATAAAGCAACAAAAAAGAATGAATCATGACTGATGGAGCAATAGATAGATTGAAAGAAATGGTTAATAAACCATTCCTTTATCAGAATGAAGAAGTTGTAATTCTCAATTACTGTGACGGTACCGGTGATGATGGTACCGAAGTTGAGATATACTTGAATAATGGCAAAGTATTGGTATTTAGTATGTTTGATTTGGCTTCCAAATTGAATCGTTTTCGGCCAATAACAAACACAGTTGTCGTGTTGGCTAATGAACGGTTGAATAAGGTGTCTACAGTGAACCCTACCATTTTACAAGATTTGAGGAATTTGGTTCTTCAACAAATTAAGGATGTGAAAGAAGATCCTAGTAAAGTGAGCCAAGCAAAACAAGTTTTCCAAGGGGTTAATACCGTAATCAATCTTGCTAAGACAGAATTAGAGTACAGGAAATATTTAGATACAACAGACCCCTCAAAATAAATAATAGTATGCTGATAGATAAAGAATATGTTCATTGGTTTCGCATCAGAGACCAACCTAATAGAATCGTGTGAGATTATTCATAGTCTAACAATTTAACCCGATCGATATGATAACATTGAATAGGTTTGCCCAGAGATGCTTGAATATCATGAGGAAGCGCTTTAATATGAATGAGCATAGCTCAAGAAAAGCGTTTAGCATAAGAATTGAAGCCGTTTGGAGAAAATTCGATATTGCTTCTAAATATAGGAGTGATAATCTTCCTAAATATTCGGAAGATGAAGAATTGGCAGCCGAGATGATAATTTACCTTGTTGCCTATTTAAAAAGATTTGGTTGTGAGGACATTGAACAGCTTATCAAAGATAAGATAGAGTTCGATGATAGAAAAAATGATTAGGTGTTGTTACTGACTGTTTGTGTTGTTGATTTTGTGTTGTTGATTTTAATATAGTTAGTTATGACAGAGATTATTCAAGTCTGCCTACTTGATTTTAATAAGGGGCAGCTCACGGGATTGCCGAAAAATCCACGTTTTTTTCGTGATTACCGCTTTGAAGCGATGAAGAAAAGCATTCAGGATTCGCCAGAGATGCTTGAGCTTCGAGAACTTATAGTTTTTCCCTACAATGATGGCAGATATATTGTTGTTTGTGGTAATTTACGTTTGCGAGCTTGCAAGGAGTTAGGTTATAAAGAACTGCCTTGTAAAATTCTGGCACCTGATACCCCCGTTAAGAAGTTGAGGGAATATGCCACTAAAGATAATGTCAATTTTGGTGAGAATGATTTGGACGTTATGGAAAACGAGTGGAATAAGGCGGAACTCCAAGATTGGGGCATCGAATTTGCCCCGGAGAAGAAAGAGGATGAATTTAAAGAGCGCTTCGATGCCATCACGGATGATACAGCCATTTATCCTCTCATTCCAAAGTATGACGAAAAACATGAGTTGTTTATCATCACCTCAAGTAATGAGGTAGATAGCAACTGGCTTCGTGAAAGGCTGGACATGCAGCACATGAAGTCGTACAAAACCGGGAAAATAAGTAAATCCAATGTAATTGATATAAAAGACGTTCGCCATGCCCTGCAAGATAGTAATACCAAGTCATAAACGCCATGACCGGGTGTTCGCTAAAAAGTTGGTGAACGATCCTATCATTTGCGTTGCTGAAAGTCAAGCTGACTTATATCAACAATTTAACCCGGAATGTGAAATTGTTACTCATCCTGACGACGTTATGGGCCTCATCCCGAAACGTAACTGGATGGCAAAGCATTTTGGAGAACTTTTCATGCTTGATGATGATGTCCATGCCTGCAAACCTATTTATGTGGAAAAAGGAGAACCTAGCCGGATAAAGGATAAAGATAAGATAACCAATATCATTCAGTCATTATTTGAGATGGCCAGTATGATGGATGTACATCTGTTTGGCTTCACCGCTCGGATATCGCCGGTAATGTATGATGAATCCGCTTTTCTTTCTCTTTCGAAAATGATAACCGGTTGCAGTTATGGAGTAATCTATAACAAAAACACTTGGTGGAATGAGGAAATACGTTTGAAGGAAGATTTTTGGATTTCTTGTTACATGAAGTACAAAGAACGTAAGGTTTTAACCGATTTGCGGTATAATTTTGAGCAAAAGAACACTTTTGTAAACGCTGGTGGGCTTGCTTCTATAAGGAATCAGGAAGAGGAACGTAAATCTATCCTCTTTATCAAAAAGAATTTTGGTGATAGTATTTTGCTAAAGAGTGCAACCACTAATGGGAAAGACAAAACAAAGCAGCTCGTTCAATATAATATATCATGCAAATTCAAATTCTAATAGTCTGTAAAAAAGGCGTTTAAATGGCGTCCATTCTGTTTGTCATATTCGCCTTTTTTAGCTAATTTTACTGATGTAATAAACTAAAAGTCAAACCATTAAATTAGAATTATGATTATAAGAACAGTTTGCGGATATGATTTCTTTGAGGTGAGTTCTGCAATGCAGAAAGCCATTAGGCGAGCCGACACCGGGGTAGCCGGCTTTTTTGCATTGGAACTTTGGGCGAGTGGGTACCGCGATTATGTGTGGAAGCGTCTGTTTACCATTAGTGCTGAAGATTGCTATGGAATCATTACTAAAGAGATAGAAGCATTGTGGCAGGGGCATGAGCTGGTAAACAAGACTGCTACTGAACCCAAAGGGAGGATATTTGTCAGTAAAGCTGTTATTCTCCTTTGTGAATGTAGAAAGAATCGTGATGCGGATCATTTGCAAAACTTCATCTATGATAGAAAGGATATTGATATAGAAAAGTGGATAAATGATGTCAGGCGTTACCCTATTCCTATTCCAGATTACACTTTCGATGTACATACACGAAAGGGTAAAAAACATGGGAGAACCAAAGAAGAATTCTTTCAGGAAGAATACAAGGTGTTACAACCTCGTGTTCCTGGTTTATTCGATGATTTGGTTCAACCCAGTCAACCAAAGTTATTTAATGATGAAACCACGGCTAAGTAGCTGTGGTTTCATCATTTTTCATATAAGTCAAACCAATTTAATTAAAAAAATGAACACGTATTACAAATTTGCGCCAAATGTATTTTTGGCAAAGTGTGATGAGAAGCACGAAAAAGGTGAAACTATTGAAGTTACCACCAAGTATGGAAAAGAAAATGAATGTATTGTTTTCAACCTCATTTACGAACGTGATGGATTCTATTACTACTCAATCGTACGGGCTGATGGCTTTAATGTGCAAGAGTGGGCCAAACAAAGAGCTGAACGTCGTCATGAATGGGCTACATCTGCTGTACAGAAAAGCTGTGAATATTACAACAAGTCCAATAAAGATAAGGATTTTCTTTCTCTAGGTGAGCCTATCAAAGTGGGACATCATAGCGAGAAGCGACACAGAAAAGCGATAGATGATGCGTGGAACAATATGGGGAAAAGCGTTGAGTTTAGCGATAAGGCTGCCGAACATGAAAGAGTTGCGAAGTATTGGGAAAAAAGGGCTAATACGATAAACTTGTCCATGCCGGAAAGTATAGATTTCTACGAACATAAGTTGGAACAAGCAAAAGAATATCACGAAGGATTGAAGTCCGGTAAGTACCGACGCGAGCATACATACGCTATGGCTTATGCCAATAAAGCAGTAAAAGAGGCTAAAAAAAATTATGACCTTGCAGTAAAGCTGTGGGGCGATGTTTAATAATTTGTAGTATCTCAAATAATTTACTATGAGAGAATTATCAAAAGAAACCTCATTACAAAGGGTAATGAGGGCTTCAGGTCGTGTACCTGTACAATGCTCATGCAGTGTTTGTAAACAACAATGTCATACGCCATGTTTAGGTACTCCTGATGATATTGAACGAATTATTGATGCAGGTTATGCCGACAGGTTAGCGCTGACGAACTGGGCTGCTGGTATATTCTTAGGGGTTATTAATATTGCTATTCCGATGATTCAGCCCGTTGCTGGTAAGGAGTATTGTGCTTTTTTCGAGAATGGACTGTGTATCTTACATGATAAGGGTTTGAAGCCCACTGAAGGACGTTTGTCTCATCACACAGTCAGGAAGGATAACTTCAATCCTGCTATGAGTATTGCTTGGAACGTTGCAAAAGAATGGCTGATGCCGGAGAATGAGGATGTACTTTCTCGTGTAGTAAATAAATTCTTGAATGCGAGGAAGCCATGAATGTGTGTCAATCAATACCTCGTAGAGATTGTAAGGTGTTTGCTAAATGTGGAGCAAAATCCTTATCACATTGCCGGCGGCACCGCGAAACTGATGAGAAGTGTAAAAGTTGTACTCTAATTCGTCGTAAGCCGCGTAATCGGATTATAGATGATTCAGGACGTGAAATGAAAAAATGTACCCATTGCGGAAATTACTTCTACTTGAACCGGTTCTACAATCGTATAGTGGTGAGAAAAGGTAAGGAATATCATTTGTTGACTTCCTGGTGCCGTATGTGTATGTCACAGATTAATAATCAGAGGGCAAAGAAGAAAAAGTGACTTGTCTATTAAATTTTTTGTATGAAATATTATGCTTCAGTCAGCTTTGGAAAGGATTCCTTGGCAATGCTTTTCATGCTAATAGATAAAGGATATCAGTTGGATGAAGTCGTTTTCTATGATACAGGTATGGAATTTCAGGCAATCTATAACACTCGTGATGCTGTTCTTCCAATTCTTAAAAAACTTGGCATTAAATATACAGAACTGCATCCGGAGCAACCTTTTCTTTGGACAATGTTTGAAAGGCCGGTTAAGAAAAGAGGGACCAATATTATCCATAAAAAAGGATATAGTTGGTGTGGGGGAACATGCCGGTGGGGAACGAGTGAAAAACTTCGTGCATTGAAAGCTCACACAAAAGACGGAATTGATTATGTCGGTATTGCTGCCGATGAGACCCATCGCTTTGAAAAGGAAAAACGACCAAATCGGGTTTTACCACTTCGTGATTGGGGCATTACTGAAGCAGATGCACTCCAGTACTGTTACACAAAAGGCTTTGTTTGGCATGAGGATGGAGTAAGGCTATATGAACTACTTGATCGTGTGAGTTGCTGGTGTTGTGGAAATAAGAACTTGAAGGAGTTGAAGAATATGTATTTGTACCTTCCATGGTATTGGAAAAAGCTGAAAGAACTTCAGTTAAATACCGATAGACCCTATCGGCGTAATAGTGGAGAAACCATTTTTGATTTAGAGGAAAGATTTAAACGTGAAATGCAACAAAAATAGTTATTATGATTCCCTTATGTATAAATGGAAAAGATTATTATGATCGAGAAGAAGCACTTGCTGCTTGGTTCGAGGAATGGTTAATGAAACAAGACTTTGAGCAAGATCTTATTGATCGAGAGCTGGAGCTTGAATATCGAAAGACTCATCCTGATTGGAACACTCCTTATGTGATGTATGGTGTTCGTAAAAAACATAAGTGTATCCAAAAGAATGAAATTGCCGTGTTTTATGACTTGTTACCGAGACAAAAGCGTGCTCGTACTGCTGAAACACATTGGTATAAAGTATTGTACAAGAGAAAGGCCACTCCTGAAGAAGTTGAGTCACTCGAGGCTGGGGAATATACCCGTAGATATTTGGTGTATTCCCTGTTTATTGAGAAGAAAATGACTCTTGACAAGGCTTTATCTCTTATAGTTGCCGATGATAAATTATTAGGAATTGCTGATAATACCATCTCTGAAATTGTAACAGCCTTTGAGACTTTCTTTAACCGTAAATTTAGAATTTATAAACCCGAGTTTACAACTCAACTTAATTTATTTACAGATTAATATGAAAACAACAATTATTTCATGTGTGATTTTGTTTGTGTTCCTGCTATATGTAGGACACTTTTCTATAACAATCAAGCCGTTCACAGCCCAACTTCCATACTGGAATCGTTCGCTCGGACTGTTTTTGTTGATCCTCTCTTTTATAGTGTATAATGCCGGTGAACATGCAAAAGGCTATCTTGATGGATTAAGAGAGAGTGAGAGAATAATACTTGAATTGTTGAAGAAAAAGACCGAGTAAAATGGCGTTAAAATGGCGAAGATTCTGTTTGCTAAACTTGTCAATAAAGATTACCTTTATAGACGTAAAGCATTAAAAGTCAATCAACATGAAGAGGAATGAAAAAATAGAAAAATTAGAAAGACTAGGTATTTTCAATCAATGGAAATATAATACAGAAAGAGCAAATGAGACATTTAATATTGAGTGTCCTGACTTCTCAATGACAAATGAAGAGCGGATGAACAATTTGTTAGATGTTGATTGCTGTTTTCATCGGTTTCTAGCTATTTCATTCCCTTTTAATGGTACTCCTGAAGGCGTTGCTTTTTGGGAGAATATTGCAAAAAAATAATCGAACTTAATTGAATTGAAATTATGAGTAAAAAAGATTTAATAGAGCAGAACATCACAAGAGTTCAAGAATATGTGAGGGAACTGATTGAAGATGCAAAGTGGAATAATGGTGTTTCGGAAACTCTTGAATCTACTTCAATAATTGTAGGTAATAGTGATGATATCTATGATTTTGCAATTTTATTTGCTTCTAATAGTGAATGTGTTTATTGTGAATTCATAGATAGTAAAATAGAGTACATTGATTGTGAATTAGATTGTGAAATATGCCAATTTGAAGGAAGAATAATTTTTCAATATATAAACGGAAAATTTCATAATCCTGCTAGTCAAATTATCGAACTATCAAAGTTGCTGATGAAAGGCGAATTAAGAGACACAAAAAGTATCTTTTGTTCTATGGTACTTCGATTAATGGATACTGAAGAATACAGTAACAATTATTGTAAATCTTTGGATTTAGTTCTGAGGCTGTTTCCTGAAATAGATGGAGAATTATTAGAAAAGGAATTGGATAGATATATTTAAGCATTACAAGGATGAGTAAAATGAATTTAAATGAATTAAGAGACAAAGCATATAAAACAGCTTGTGAACATGGGTTTCACGATCAAGAGCTAAGTAACAATCATTTTCTTTGCCTTGTGATTTCTGAACTGATGGAAGCTGTGGAAGCAGATAGAAAAGGAAGGCGTGCTAATGTTGATCGGTATAATAAGAAGATTGCTAACAGCCGCATTTGTCAAGGATTGGATTCTGACATTCCCAAAGAGCGCGGTTACGAAGTTGCATATAACGAAACCATTAAAGGTTCAATCGAAGAAGAATTAGCTGATGCTGTTATCCGCTTGCTTGATCTTGCAGGACTTCGAGGAATAAACCTTGAACTTGCCAATGGAGATATTGATGACTGTATTGAAGATATGGCAGAAGCCTGTAAAGGCGAAACTTTTACCGAATCAATCTATTCCATCTCTACACTTCCTGTTAGGTATGACGGAATATTTGATTTTCCTACAGCCGTGAATGATATGATACTATCTATCTTCGGGCTTGCCAAGCACTTAGATATAAACCTGCTTTGGCACATCGAGCAGAAAATGAAGTATAACGAACTCCGTGAAAAGATGCACGGGATGAAGTATTAACTCTCAAATCAAAAAAATGGATGATAAACGAAAACAAATATTGGTAGATTACATATCCTACCTGTATACGACGGGTAGGAGCTATGATAGCATCGGGAAATACATCAAATATGTGACTGATTTTCTTGAAAATTCCGAAGAAATCAATCGTCATGGTTATTATAAATATAAACATAAAAATGCTGATGCTATGGTGCGCCATTCGTTTATGTGTGAGGCTGTTTGTGATTTATTGTCTTATCTTAAAATCGGATATGGCCGACGGGAAAAGGCTGTAAAGCCTTTGGAGAAACTTGAGGTTATTTCAGAGAAGAATAAGAAACTGCTTAATGATTTTATAATATGGTTGACTGATAACAATGATTATTCCTCTCACACAATTGATGTCTATTATACCTCGTTGAGAAAATATTTTGAATACGCCAATGAACTAAATATGGATAATTGCAGACGATTTATAAAAAGCCTTGAAGAGGAAAAACTTTCTCCAGCTACCATTCGATTACGTATTACAGCCATTGAGAAGTTCTCCAAATGGGTGAAGAAACCTATTGAACTGAAACGACCTAGAATGAAACGCAAGTTGGATGTAAACAATGTGCCGACAGAAGAGGAATATAATAGGTTACTGGAGTATCTGAAAACAAAACTCAACAAGGATTACTATTTCTTCATTAAGGTATTGGGTACTACAGGAGCTCGGCTCTCGGAGTTTCAGCAATTCACGTGGGAGGATATAGCGGCCGGCGAAGTTGTTTTGAAAGGGAAAGGGAACAAGTATCGGCGTTTCTTTTTCCAAAAGCAATTGCAGAGGGAAGTGAAGGACTATATAAAGGAGACAGGCAAGTCCGGTACTCTTGCTGTTGGGAGATTCGGGCCGTTGACTCAAAGAGGTCTTTCACAGCATCTGAAAGTATGGGGTAAACATTGTGGTATTGATTCGAAAAAAATGCACGCTCACGCCTTCCGGCACTTCTTTGCTAAAATGTTCCTGAAGAAAACCAAAGATGTAATTCAATTAGCAGACCTTCTTGGTCATGGTAGTGTAGATACAACAAGAATTTATTTACAAAAAAGTTATGATGAACAACAAAGAGACTTTAATAAAAACGTTACGTGGTAGTGTAGCCCAGCTCAATGAATTGTCGGATATGACTGAAGGCATAGATGTTTATGACGCTGCCGGATATGTTGATACTGAATTTCTTATGGAAGCGCTTTCCTGTGTTAATACTTTCATGGATGCGAGTAATATGGTTATTGCGAAAATATCTTCGCTGTTAGCGCCAGACGCTCCAGATGATGAAAAGAAGAAGCAGGCTGATGAAGGTAAGAAATGGAATGTGGAAGAAATACTGAAACATTGTACTCTTGAGGATAGTGTTCTCAAACTTCCGAAAGTACAATTCAATAAGAAATCCTATGCTGAAGCAAAGAAATGGATAGAAGAAGCTGGCGGCTCATGGCAGGGAGGTAAGATACAGGGATTCACATTTCCTTTTAATCCGGAACGTGTGTTCTCCATCTTGAAAGAAGGTAAGCGATGCGATTTGCAAAAAGATTTTCAGTTCTTTGAAACACCTGCTGATATTGCAGACTGGCTGGTAATGCTTGCCGGTGGAATTCACGAAACAGATACCGTACTTGAACCAAGTGCCGGACGTGGTGCTCTGATAAAAGCGATTCACCGGTCGTGCCCGTCAGTAACAGTTGAATGCTATGAACTGATGCCAGAAAACAGGGAGTTTCTTCATACACTTGATAACGTAATATTGCTTGATGAAGATTTTACGAAAGACAGTGTAGGACATTACACTAAAATTATTGCTAATCCTCCGTTTTCCGGTAATCAGGATATTGACCATGTAAGACTTATGTATGAACGCTTGGAAGAAGGTGGAATTCTTGCAGCTATTACCAGTCAGCATTGGAAATTCGCGTCTGAAAAGAAATGTGTTGACTTCCGGGAATGGTTGGAAGAAGTTCATGGAGAAGTTTTTGAAATCGGAGCAGGTGAATTCAAGGAAAGTGGAACGACTGTTAGCACTATGGCAGTTGTAATAAAAAAGTAATTCAAAACTAGTAATGAAGAAAATGATATTAATATACACTCTTCTCACTTTGATAGTGGGGTGTGCTTCACCGAGAAAATATAAAGAGAACCGCTTTACAAAACAGTTTCAAGAAGTGGATTCGATGTTTAATGAAAAGTACAAGCTACATGAAGATTAAGTACATACGATTGAAAGATAAAGAGCATGTTTGCGACTATTGGCTTATACTCGCTTATCGTTCGCTTTTACAGCGTGCAAGAAAAAGCCGGAAACGGAAAGAGTTTGCTCGAAGAATAATTCGACTTTGCAAAGGTTCAGATAAGCGAATAACGGATATATCAGATGATTATAGATTTTGGACTGCCAAAGAAATGTATGATACTATCGTCAGTAAATAACTCTCAAAACAGAATAGTATATGAAAATAATAGCAAAACAAGGTTCAGAGCTTGAGAAGCTACTGAAACAAATGAATGAACGGCTTTTGCGTGAACAAGATGAAGCTAAAGATATGATTCAGGAATATTGTGGTTCAAGACCAGATAGTATCGGTTATGTTTGGGCGTTTGGCTTCACTGCCGAGTGGTTTTATACACTTATCGGTTTTGAAAATAAGGAGTTTGTTCCTGAAAAACTGATTCCGAATAATGATGATAAGAAGCATCTGTGTTGGAAAATCAATAAACGAAAGAAGGAGGGTCGAGAATTTATTGATAAATGGTGTAGAAAATTTCGAGGTATAGATGGTAGACCTCTTAATAAATTGGGGATTCCGGTAATGCACGAAGAAACAGGACGCTATTTCCATTGGCTCCCACTTGAAAAAGATGGTGTTTATTACGTTTCAGTAGGTTCTTCCATTCTTGAATGTATGCCATCGGCAAAAAGTGAGCAGTTTGAGATAGAAGTTTAACGTATAACAATGAAGAAAGGAGCCAATATGTTTGAGCCAAAAACAAAAGCCATTACCCGATGGGGACTTACTATTCGAGGTACTGATGTGTTTTTTCCAAAAAAGGAAACAACTATAAAAATTGGAAGATTGACACTAAAGATGAATCCGGAAACTCGAATGTTTGAGGAATACCGGCTTTGGGATTTAACTTCGGGTGTTCCTGAATTGATTGATGAACAGAGATTTGATAGAACGATTTTAATTCAATAAAAGATAGAGATGAACGAAAATATTGAATTACCTGAAGAAAAAGAACCATTGCTGATAGGCAAGGATACGAATGGGAAAATTGTGATCCAAAAAGGAAAACAGAAAATCATTGTTCATGCTTGGGAAATAAAACTTTTAAAGAAGATAGTTTTTTGCATAACTGAAGAATAACGATAAAGAAATGAAGAAAAATAAAGGATTTACAACACCATGCTATATGGCTGTTAAAGACGGAAATCACGCTAATCGTCTACTGATAGCATTAAAAAGTATAGGCGACAGAAAAGTATATGGAATACCAGAGAATATTACATATCCTTGTGTTTGTGGAGTATCCACGAACATTATATCATTCGGTGAATTGAATGATTTAGCCGGATTCATTAATTGTGAAGAAAGTGAGGATTTGTTTCTTGCTTTAGCATCCCTGCGAAATGATTCAGATATTCATCAATGGTTTACTGATGGTGAGAAATGGGTAATCAGCGATATCCATTCTCTTCTTGAACTAAAAGAGTATTTCCAGTTAATTAAATTCGACTACTCAAAAACTCACAAGGCAACAGCCGAAGAACTTATCAAGCATTTTAATTCGTAACAATGAAGTAATGAACATCGGATTAATTGACGTTGATGGTCATAACTTTCCAAATTTCGCTCTTATGCGTGCCTCTGCATATCATAAAACGAAAGGAGATCAAGTAGAATGGGCTACACCTTTCAGCAGATACGACAAGGTGATGGCAAGCAAAGTGTTTACTTTCACTCCGGATTTCAACTATCTGACATTGCAGGCTGATGTAATCGAAAAAGGTGGTACCGGGTATAAAATTGCAAGCAGACTTCCTGAAGCAGTGGAGAACAGTTCATTGATGGACTACTCCATTTATCCCCAATATCCTTTTTCCATACAGTTTTTTAGCAGGGGATGTATTCGGAAATGCCCGTTCTGCCTCGTTCGTGAGAAAGAGGGATACATTCAGACCGTTGAGCCGGTGGGGTTGAACCCGAAAGGAAAGTGGATTGAAGTGTTAGACAACAACTTTTTTGCGAACCCGGAATGGAAAAATGCCGTAAGCTATCTTTTGAAAACTAGACAACCTATAAAGTTACATGGCGTAGATGTTCGCATAATGGACGAAGAACAGGCGTATTGGTTGAATAAACTAAAGATGAAACAGAATATTCACATTGCTTGGGATTTACCTCAAATAGATTTGACTGATCGGCTGAAAGAAATGATCAAGTATGTGAAGCCTTATAAGATTACTTGCTATGTCTTGGTCGGCTTCAATTCTACCATTGAGCAGGATTTGTTTCGGCTTAACACATTGAGGAGTTTAGGTATTACTCCGTTTGTTCAACCCTACCGGGATTTCACGAATAAAAGAAAGCCTAAACAATATGAGTTAGACCTTGCAAGGTGGGCAAATAAAATGTGGCTGTTTAAGTCATTTGACTTTGTAGACTTTTCGCCTCGTAAGGGATTTAGATGCGATTATTATTTAAAGCAATTTGCGTAAAACTAATAAAAATGAAAGCAATAACAATAAAACAACCGTGGGCCTCTTTGATAGTCCACGGTATTAAAGACATTGAGAACCGTACTTGGCCGTGTCCTAAGAAATATTTAGGGCAGAGGGTACTGATTCATGCAAGCGGTAAACCTTTGAATTACGATAATTTCTATGATTCAATACTTACCAATGAGCAGTTATTGGCATTACCGGAAAACAAAGAGTGGAAAGATTTTAGTTTTTGTACAGGCTCCATTATCGGTAGCATTGAGATAGTGGATTGTGTACAGAATCATTCTTCCATCTGGGCTGAAAAAGAAGTTTATAACTGGGTATTAGCTAATCCAATACTTTTTGAAAGTCCTATTGAGAATGTAAAAGGTAGACTTTCTTTTTGGGATTATCTTGGTATCAAATAAGTAGAAATTGAACGTTCTGAATGCGGAAGTATAGAGAAAACTGTTGAATAATACAACCACTCTTTTCCCTATATTCTTGTACAGTTACAATAAATATAATAATTGGGTATATAATCATTTGTTTGTAGAATCAGCTATAAATTCATGAAAAAGAGAGTTAATAGTCTGAATTACGATTTCTTTTTCTGTATCATATCCAGATATAGGAAGTTCGAGGGCAATAATGTTATTGAATATATCAAATTTCTTTAATAAAGAAATTGTTTTGAGAGTTGATTGCGAGCTCATTGAATTGAATAGTATGACTGTTAACTCATCTGAGGATAATTGTGCTCTAAATATTTTAGAATAGTCATTGGGGTATTTAAAATTTTGGATTGAATCCAACAGATAATATATGTTTCTATGGTATTGCCCTAAATATTGTCCATATTGCCCATATAAATAATCTCCGACATTTCTTATGAACTTATAGAGCTGTTGGTATCTTTTTTCTATACAAATCCTATTACAGATTGATGCAACAATTATACGATACATTTCATGAATTTTGCTTGACATTATTATGCCTTTTATTTCGTATATAGTATCGTAATAATATTTGGGATCCCTACTTTTTAATAATACATTTAATTCTGTAGTTGAATGAACTCCAAACTTAGTATAAATCTCCAGAAATGCTTGCTCGTCTAACTTACTGACTTGTGTTAATTCTGATGGAAATTTTTCTCCATCTTTTATAAAATGATATATTACATAAGCATAGAATAATGAACGCGCTTCATGTGCGTATGCTTTGAATGCTTCAATTCCTGTTTTCTCAATTTGGTGTTCAGTATATTTGTTGGTGTCGACTTGATGCTGATATAATCCCAACAAATTATAAAATGTTGACCTTTCATTATCAATTTGTCTATTTATTTGTGAGTCTTTTATTGTATAAAGTACTCCAATGAAAGCAAGTAATCCTGTAATTGAACCTAAATAACTGCCGAAATCAGCAAAATCATTATGATTATAGGACAGTCCGTGATGAAATCTATATACATATACTAATATTAATATTAGAGTAAATATGGCTGTTGCAATTAATGCGTATTTGATTATATCTATTTGCGGTCTTTTCATTTTATTTGATTTTATATTTTATACAGCTACAAATGTAGTGTATTCTATTTTGAAGTTAATGTTTTTTTGAGTTTTTTACTAACAATATGTTGAATTTGGATATACGAGAGTTTGATATATCCTTTATTTTTTTGTGATGATGAGAAGAATGATTGTAACCGGCAGTGAGGGGTTTATAGGAAAAGCCCTTTGCCGCGAATTGACAAAAAGAGGTGTTGAAGTCATAGGACTTGATCGAAAGTCTGGTACTGAAGCCACAAAAGTATGTGAGCTCCTGAAAAATGGGGGTATTGATTGTGTGTTCCATTTGGCAGCGCAAACTAGTGTGTTTAATGGAAACCTGGAACAGATCAGGAAGGATAACATTGATACTTTCATGCGAGTAGCTGATGCTTGCAATCAAAATCATGTGAAGTTAATATATGCCAGTTCGTCAACGGCTAATCCGGAGAATACCACTTCTATGTATGGAATAAGCAAGTATTTCGATGAACAGTATGCATCTATCTATTGTAAGGCTGCGACCGGGTGCCGGCTGCATAATGTATATGGACCTAATCCGCGAAAAAGAACTCTTCTCTGGTTCCTGATGGAAAAGGAAAACGTGTCATTATACAACTGTGGTCAGAATATCCGGTGCTTCACTTACATAGATGATGTCATTGAGGGGCTTATCTATTCGGTGGGTTGTAACCGGCAACTTATCAATATTTGTAACGTCCAACCTGTGACTACTATGTATTTTGCTTCTTTAGTAAGATACTACAAACCGCTTGAAATTGAGCTAATTAATGAAAAACGGGATTTTGACAATTTAGAGCAGTCGGTGAACCGGGATATCTATTTAGTACCTTTGTCTTACACATCTGTCGAGGACGGAGTAAAGAAGATCTTTGATGAAAGGAAAGGGAAAGATATGTCGTATTGATGACTGGGATAAGCCGGAAGCGGTGAAATATAAGAGCTGGTCTCATCAGGAACGGTTATGTGATCTGAAAGAAAAGGTATCACTTCATAAAAAGGGTGATATCTATTACATCTCCCAGTTCACCCGTTCCAAGACTGGTACCAGCTTTTCAGAAATTAAACAGTCGGAGGAACTTGCATCATTCTTTGCAGAGAGAGCGTGTGAGTTTCTCCACCGCTTCATAGTAGGGGGATATGAAGGATGGTGTATAGTCACCACACCGCGACGGAGACACAACGAGGGCTTTCATTTTTCAACCTCTATCTGTACGAAAATTGCGGGGGCGGTGAAAATACCATTCTATGAGAATGCAATCCAGTGCCTAACTAAAGATAGATTGAATCCAGAATTCTTTCTTCTTCGTCCGATAAAGGAAAAGAAAATAATAGTGTATGATGACATATTAACAACTGGCAGCACACTGCTTGCCACCTATGAGCTTTTAAAGGATAGAGAGCAGCTTCTTTTTCTCGTAGGAATAAATAACAAATGATATGGGAAAGCAAGAGAAACCATTAACATTCAAGCAAGAGAAATTCTGTAAATACTACGTTGATACAGAAGGTAATGCTAGTGAAGCATATAGGATGTCTTATGATGCGTCAAAGATGAAACCTGAAACGATTTGGAGTGCTGCTAGCAGATTGTTAGCCAATAGCAAGGTTAGTGCAAGGATAAGTGAGATTAAGCAACAGAGGGCGAAAGAGACTGAAGTAGAGAGGAAAACGGTCGAGAAGGTATTAATGGATATTGTACTCGCTGATCCCGATGATTTACATTATGTAGACCCTGTTACCGGGAAAACAAAGATGAGAAGTCCGTCCCAACTTCCAAAGCGCGCCCGTAATGCGTTGAAGAAGATTCAGAATAATAGAGGAGTGGTTAATTATGAGTTCAACGGCAAGACAGAAGCCGCCCGGATTCTTGGTGCCTGGAATGGATGGGAAGCCGATAAGAATGTCAACATCAAAGGTGGAGACGGAAATAAAGTCGGTGAACTTCGTATCGGATTTGAAGATAATGAGAATTCGGAAGAATAGAACAATTTGAACTGCAAAATCCGGTATTCATCCTACGGAGAAACCTTACTTTTAGAACAATATGGTTATAAATTATAAGAAGCTAAATCCTAACGGATTCTATCTATTGAAGTACTTGAATGATGAGACTATCCGTTTTATCATTCTCTATGGAGGTTCATCTTCCGGTAAGTCGTATAGTGTGGCACAAACAATACTGATACAGACATTACAGGATGGTGAGAACACTCTTGTCATGCGTAAGGTAGGAGCTTCTATTCTCAAAACCATTTATGAAGATTATAAGGTCGCTGCGATCGGTCTTGGCATCTCCCATTTGTTCAAATTTCAACAGAATACTATTAAATGTCTGGTAAATGGTGCGAAGATAGATTTCTCCGGTCTTGACGATCCGGAGAAGATAAAAGGTATCTCTAACTATAAGCGAGTTCAGTTAGAGGAATGGTCAGAGTTCGAGCATCCGGATTTCAAGCAGCTACGTAAGCGTTTGCGTGGTAAGAAAGGGCAGCAGATTATTTGTACCTTTAACCCGATCAGTGAAAGCCATTGGATAAAGAAAGAGTTTATTGATAAAGATAAATGGCATGATGTACCGATGACTGTTACCATTGCCGGCAAAGAGTTGCCGGAAGAACTTACCAAGGTCAAATCCGTAAGAAAGAACGCACCTAGGCAAATACTTAATCTTCGTACTAAGCAAATCGAGGAACAGGCCCCTAATACAGTTATTATCCAATCTACCTATTTGAATAATTTTTGGGTTGTTGGTAGTCCTGACGGTACGTATGGTTTCTATGATGAGCAATGTGTTGCCGACTTTGAGTATGATAGAGTTCACGATCCGGACTATTACAATGTGTACGCATTGGGAGAATGGGGTGTCATTCGTACCGGTAGTGAGTTCTTCGGTTCCTTCAATCGTGGCAAACATTCCGGTGAGCATAAGTATGTTCCGGACTTACCTATTCATATCTCTGTCGATAACAACGTGCTTCCGTATATCAGCGTATCATATTGGCAGGTCGATTTCACAACTGGTACCAAGGTTTGGCAATTCCATGAAACGTGTGCTGAAAGCCCCAACAATACAGTAAAGAAAGCTTCCAAACTTGTTGCAAAGTATCTGAAATCTATCCAATATTCTGATAGGTTATATGTACATGGTGATGCATCAACGAAAGCGGCAAACAGCATTGACGATGAGAAGCGTTCCTGGATGGACTTATTCATAGATACATTGCAGAAAGAAGGATTCGAGATTGAAGATAAGGTAGGCAACAAGAATCCGAGTGTTGCCATGACCGGTGAGTTTATCAATGCTATCTTTGATTGTACTGTTCCCGGTATAGAGATACACATTGACGAATCATGTTCGGTATCTATTGAGGACTACATGAGCGTACAGAAAGATGCTAACGGTGCCATTCTTAAAACTAAGGTCAAGAATAAAACTACCTTGCAGACTTATGAGGAGCACGGACACCTGTCTGATACGTTCCGATATGTCGTTGTGGATTTGTGTAGTGAGCAGTATATAGAGTTTAGTAACCGGCGAAAAAGAAACTTGTATGCTTGTAATGGCACTATTAATTTCTTCAATCCAGATACCGAATGTAAATACACTAAGAAGATTCTATATGTGATGCCGAATGTTAATGGGAAATTTGTCCTTATACAAGCGTTTAGATGTGGAAATAAATGGCATGTTGTTGATGTCGTATTTATGGATACTACTTCAACAGAAGATATACGTTCTTCTATTTTGTCCCATGAATCTGATTCATGTGTAATTGAATGTACAGATGCTTATTTCCCTTTTATCCGGGAACTCCGTTCTAGTACAAACAAGGAGATTCGTGTAATGAAAGAGTTTCCGGATGTAGATAAGCGTATTGCTGCAACATCTGATTATGTGAAAAATAGTATTCTTTTTTCTGCATCAAAAGTAGAATCTGATACGGAATATGTTGCCTTCATGAATAATCTGATGGACTATAATAAAGATAGTGAAACAAAAGAGGCCAGTGCTGTTTTGAGTGGGCTAGTACAGTTCGTTGTAAAATTAGGTTTGAATTGAATTGCGTTATATGTGATTGAAAATAAGGATGTTGTATTGTTGATATTATGTTTTCGTAATTTCAAGATTTTAGTGTTTTGGAAAACGGTTTTCCTTTTTACTTAGTTTTGCTCAAAAAGGAACCCAATGAATATTTTTTTTGATAATCTATTTGGAAAGAAATCTAAGACTAAAGGTGAAGTTGAAATAGTTACTTCATCTGAAAATAAGGATATAGATACTCAAAGTGGCAAGGCTGAAAAATGGTCAGTTGCATACATTGAGGACCTTACTAGTCCTATTGTAGCGGGCAGTAACTATCTAACGCTATTCAGTACGATACCTGAAGTCTTTTTCCCGATCGATTATATTGCATCGCGAATTGCAGGTGCTAATTTTCAATTGAAGAAAACTAAGGATGACAGTATAGTATGGGCGAATAAACGAATGAATGGCATACTTAGTCGTCCTAATTGTTTGATGCGTTGGAAAGAATTGATTTATCAGCACCATATTTATAAATTGTGTACAGGGAATAGCTTTATTCGTGCCGCTATGCCTGATGTCTTTTCTACAGCTGAAAAATGGAGATATTGCGATAATTATTGGGTGCTACCTTCTGATAAGACTATTGTAGAACCTGTTTACGGGAATATACCATTGTTTGGCATTGCCCAAACAGAAGATATTATTCGTAGCTATCGTTTGGAGTATGGTTGGAATGGTAGTTTGGAAATTCCTCCATACCAAATATGGCATGATAGAGACGGAAGTGCAGAGTTCTATTCAGGGGCTATGTTCTTGAAGTCTAAAAGTCGTCTTGCTTCCCAAAATAAGCCAATGTCAAATCTAATAGCTGTATATGAAGCTAGAAATGTGATTTATGTAAAGCGGGGTGGATTGGGCTTTATTGTAAGTAAGAAAACTGATGCTACCGGTTCAATAGCGTTGACTGACGATGAAAAGGAACAGCTTTTGAAGCAAAATTTTGAGAAGTATGGTGTAAGGAAGGGCCAGGTACCTTATGGTATTTCAGATGCAGACATTGACTTTGTTCGTACTAATCTTTCTATTGCAGAGTTACAGCCGTTTGAAGAGACTTTGGCTGATGCAATAAATATTGCAGGGGCATACGGCATCCCTGCCGTTCTTGTTCCGCGAAAAGACCAGTCCACATTTAGCAATCAGGCTACTGCTGAAAAGAGCGTATATTGTTCAACTGTTATTCCTATGGCCAAACAATTCTGCAAGGATTTTACAGCTTTCCTTGGTCTTGAAGGAGGGGGATATTATTTGGATTGTGATTTCTCTGATGTTGATTGTTTGCAGGAAGGATTGAAAGAATCCGAAGACGTAAAGACAAATATAAATAAACGTTGTCGTGAACAATTCTCATGTGGGCTTATAACACTCAATGACTGGCGTGCCCAAATAGGCGAAAGTATGATAGAAAATCCCTTGTTTGACAAATTGAAATTTGATATGTCAGATGAGGAACTGGATAAAGTAAATCGAGTTTTTAACACTAAAAGTGGAGATGAAAAAGATGGAAGAGAAAATCAAAAGCCTTCAGTACAAGACAAAGGCAAATGATGTTGATGAGAAGGGTATCGTTACCGTTGCGGTGAACGGTATCGGTGTGAAGGACTCACAAAATGACATATCTATGCCCGGCTCATTCAATAAGACATTGAAAGAAAATATTGGTCGGATGCGTTGGTTCCTGAATCATCGTACAGACCAGTTGTTAGGTGTTCCGTTGAGTGGTAAGGAAACAGAAGGTAATTTGGTTATGGTCGGTCAGTTAAATCTTGAAAAACAGATTGGCCGTGATACGTTAGCTGATTATAAGCTGTTTGCAGAGAATGGAAGAACCCTAGAACACTCTATCGGAGTAAAAGCCATCAAAAGGGATTCTATCGATCCTTGTAAGGTGCTTGAATGGCGTATGATGGAATATTCAACATTGACAAGTTGGGGGAGTAATCCACAGACGTTCCTTGTGAATATCAAGTCTGCTACTGCTGACCAGGTAAAGGAAGCTGTTGATTTCGTCCGGAAAGCGTTCTTGCAGCATGGATATAGTGATGAACGTTTAAAAGGATACGATATGGAATTAAGTTTATTACTGAAGAGCCTCAACGGTGGTGCCGTTGTCTCATGTCCTCATTGTGGTTATCAATTTGATTATGATGCAGAAACAGAGCATACCTTTGCCCAACAGGTATTAGATTATGCTGCTGATTATCAGAGATGGATAACACAGGACATTGTAAGGGAAGAAATGGAGAAGCTCACTCCGGAGATTAGAACCCAAGTAATTTCTCTTATTGATTCTGTCAAATCAGAAAAGAAAGAATTTACTCAAAAGGGTCTACAAGACCTTATGAATTATGTAAGATGTCCCCACTGTTGGGGAAAAGTATATCGTTCGAATGCTATTCTGCAAAACACTTCTGAAAATACCACCGGAAAAAATGAGCCGTCTGTTGACACTCAAGAAAAGAATGACGGGGAAAATGGGAACGATGAAGTAACGATTAAAGCCGCTGATAATGGCACTTTACTCGATTTCAAGAGTTTGAATAGCTGTTTCGAGAATAAATAACTTAAAATTTAAATTTTATGCCTAAAAAATTTACAGTATCAGATTTTAATCTGAAAACAGACGGTCTGCCGGCAGAACAGAAAACTTTCATGGAAAACATTGTCGGCATGATGTGTGAAGTAGTTAACAAGTCACTTGAAGGATTTGCCTCACCGGAGGAGGTAACGAAACAGTTTGGTGACATCAATAATCTATTGAAAGCCTATGATGGAGAAAAGTTCCAGCAATTGGTAAAGGACAACGAGCAACTTGTAGAACAAGTTAAAACTCTAGGTGAAAGTATCGAGAAAATGAAGCAGAAAGGTCTTTCTATGGATACTATCAACAAGTTCGATGAGAAGTTGAACGAGATGCTTGATTCTGAAAAATTCAGAGATTTCGCAGAAGGAAAAACACGCAAATCAGGAGAATTTGACGGCTTCTCCTTGAAAGATGTCGTTTCCATGACTGACAATTACACCGGTGATTTGTTGATTACTCAACAACAGAAACGTGTTGTGACTCAGGTTGCCAACAAAAAGTTGCATATGCGTGATGTATTAACGACGTTGACTGCTGATCCTGCATACCCTCAACTTGCCTATGCACAAGTATATGCTTTCAACCGCAATGCCCGTTTTGTAACAGAGAATGGGCGTTTGCCTGAATCAAGCATCAAGGTAAAAGAGATACAGACAGGAACTAAGCGCCTTGGTACTCATATCCGTATCTCAAAACGTATGTTGAAATCAAGAGTGTACATTCGTTCCTACATCTTGAACATGCTTCCTGAAGCTGTTTGGATGGCAGAAGACTGGAACATCTTGTTTGGTGACGGTAATGGTGAGAATTTGCTTGGTATTATTAATAATACTGGGGTGACTTCTGTAGAGAAGATTATCAGTACAGCCATTGTTACAGGTGCCGCCGGTGCTGTAAAAGCTATTACCGGATATAACGGTGATAAGGATGTGATTGTAGAGTTTGCAGAACCACAGGATTTGATTCTTGATGGAATGAGTATCACGTTCGCTGGTGCCGCTGTTCTTACAGAACTGAACAAAACACACGCTCTTGTGAAAATGGAAGATGGTCGTATCCTTATTTCTGGTGTCGCGTTCTCCGGTGCTGAAACGGCTACGGATAAAATGACATTCAGTGTTCATGAAGCCGGCTTTAAGAACATTGAGGAACCCAACTCTGAAGATGTAGTGAAAACAGCTTTCGCCGCAATGACATATGCCCAGTATTTTCCGAATGCTATTATTCTTAATCCAATGACTGTTAACGGTATGGAATCAGAAAAAGATACGACAGGACGTAATCTTGGTATCGTTAAAATGGTTGATGGGGTGAAATATATTGCCGGTCGTCCGATTATCGAGTATGGTGGTATTCTTCCAGGTAAGTATCTTTTAGGTGACTTTAACCAAGCCGCAAATTTGGTTGATTATACCACTTTGACACTTGAATGGGCTGAAGATGTGGAGACCAAGCTTTGCAATGAGGTTGTGTTGATGGCACAAGAAGAAGTTATCTTCCCGATTTATATGCCGTGGGCTTTCGCTTATGGGGATTTGGCCGCATTGAAGACTGCAATAACTAAAGCGTAGGATTATGGATTACATACTTAGAGGTAATGATAAGGATGTAGCCAATGTGCTTAAAGAGCAACGCATTCGGATTGGTAGAGGGGTGGTTTCATTCACCCCTATTTCCGAGTGTGGTCTTGTTACAGAAGAAGATGCTCGAAAGACATTGGAATGTATGCTCACAGAGAAAGATGCGAAAATCGGTGAACTTACTGAATCCATTACGGAGAAAGATAAAGCTATTGTTGAACTGACAGATGAACGTGATACAATGAAAGCTCGTATTGCAGAACTTGAAGCCCTGATTCCTTCTGATAACAAGAATCTTCCGGCTGCCGATTCAAAAGAATTGCCTGCTGGAGATGCTAAGGAAGTAACTGTTGTTGATGATAAAACCGTTTCCGTGGAAGATGAAAAGAAAACCGGAAAGGGTAAGGCTTCTAAATAACTATTGCCATGTTGATTGATGTTTCATATTTTACGTCAGGTCCCAGGCATATTGAGAATGCTTCGGTCGCTGAAATGCCTTCGCCCCAGTCTCTTGCAGTAAATGAGGTGATAAACGGGTATATCAAGGCATTTCAGACCGAATTTCTTCATACTGCTGTCGGTTTTAGTCTTTCACAAGCTATTACTGATTATTTGGAGATCGTAGAACAGGAAAAAGAGGATTCTTCAGATGAGGTTGATATCTTGGAAAAAGATGAACCTCAATCCGGATATGCACTTTTATGTGAAAAGCTAAGTGAACCGTTCGCCGATTATGTGTTCTTTCACATTTTACGTGATATGAATACACAGGCTACTATCACTGGTCTTGTAAGATTGAAATGTGCTAACGAGTATATATCTCCGATTAAGAGACAGGTTAGTGTCTGGAACAGCATGGTGAAGAAGAACCGACTCTTTGTAGAATGGGCGATGTCCGATGATTGTCCTTTCACCGGTTTGAAGATTCAAAAGAACCTATTAACTCCCATTAATGCTTTCAATTTATGATGGAATTGGATATAACAGAACTGTTTGAAGAAGTAGTTAGAAAACTTCCTGAAGGACTTGAAATCCTCTACCCTAATGGGAAAGGTGGGGCAAAAATTGTAAAGTCACCAAGATTGAATTACATCTTTGGTAGCAGTCAATATATCAAAGATATTTTAGATGAATACAGTAAGTCTTCTGCCCAGTCTGAAAGGAAGTTTCCATTGGTTGCACTATTCACTCCAATTAGTGAGGATAGAGGTGATGCGGATTATTTTTCAAAAGCAAAGGTTTCGTTAATTATAGCATGTTCTTCTTGTAAAGAGTGGAGCAATGAGATGCGCAGAACCACATCTTTTAAAAATATCCTTCGGCCAATCTATAAACGTTTATTGGAAGTATTATATGAAGATTCTCGGTTCGACTGCGACTATGACGAAAAAGTGAAACATAGTTATTCAGAAAACTATTCATATGGCAGATACGGAGCCTATACAGATTCCGGTGAGGCTGTGAGCGAGCCGATTGATGCCATAAATATACGCTCGATGGAAATAAAAATTAATAATCTTAATTGTAGAAGAAAATGAGAAAGATTAGAACGTGTAAGGGTTCCCGGATGAACACTGGTAGTTCTGCCTGTAGCATTGACTGGAAAAAAGTCAAAGGTGCTATCTTGACAGAACATGGTGTCAAACTCCCTGCTGATATAACAGGTGAGAAGTTGCTCGAATTGTGCCATGCAGACCGTCCCGGGCGTATTTACCCTATTTTGCCATTCCTGGAGTATGCCAAGAATGGTGGAGAGCCTCAAGTTAATCCTGTAGGGTACGGTGCAAGTGAATACAACGGGCTTAGCGCTCAAACAGACACCTTCACTTTGAAGAAATTTGATGAGGTTTTGAATGCCCAGCTTCTGAAATGTGCCAATAAAGGATGGGACGTTTACTTTTGGAATCAGGATAATATGTTGATCGGTTATAATGATGACACTGATATCCTTGCCGGTATTCCGATGTCTACTGTTTACCCGACCGTGACACAGTACCCGACCAGTAGTGCTAAGTCTGCGATGACTGTTAGTTTTTCACATGAAGATGTGGAAGACAGCCAATTGCACTTTGACTACGTGCAGTTAGACTTCAATCCCAAGAATTTCGTTAAAGGCTTGGTTGATGTTGTGTTTCAAAAGTTGGAGGCCGAAAATACTTACAAAATAGTTGAAGTTGTTGGTGGTTATGACCGTACAGAAGAATTTGGCAGTCTTATTGCTGATGGTGCTGCTGAAGTTATGAATAACGTAACTTCTGCTACATATTCGGATGGTATCATTACCATTGTTCCTAAAGCCGGGGCGGTTCCTTCGTTGAAAGCTCCTTCTGTATTGTATGAAAAAGGAATCAGAGGTATCGAGCAGGTGTCATGAAGGTAGATAATGTTACGTTCGTCGAGGTTGCTGTGAAGGGCATGACGAAGGAAGAGTTTATTAATGCGCACATTAAAGTCGTGTGGCAGGAACTGAAGGAAGCTGACCGTAAGAAGAAGCTCTCGGAAGTGTACGATGCGATAACTAAGTAACCGACGGGCTGGGGTGTGATTACAGCCCAGCCCGTTATATTTTTACTGTATGGCAGATTTTGATGAATTACATAGAGTTATTCATTCCATTGCATCCGGGTTTGAAGAGGAATGTATTAGGTGTATGGAAGAACATAAGAATGTGCTCGTTGATTGTATTCAGGAACAATTATATTCCGGCTTGGACGGTACCGAACATCTATTGAATCCTGATTATGATACTGACACCTATTTTAACGAGCCCGGTCCCTGGCAGAACCGTGCGGAACAATATAAACGATGGAAGGAGAGGATAACTCCACCTCTTAGAAGTGAGATACTTTATTTGCCACCGCGTCCGGTTGAGGTACCTAACCTCTTTATTACTGGTACTTTCTATGATAGCATAACTGCCGATAGAATTGATTCCGGGCTTCGATTCTCAACGAAAGGATTTACGGACGGTAGTTCTATTGAGAAGAAATACGGTGAGCAGATTTTAGGCATTGGTGATACAGCTAAAGAGTACTTTAATATTATGTATCTCCGTCCCTGGATGGAACGTTTCTTTTCAGAATGTGGATATCGGTAGAAAATGGCTTGTAGTTGCGAAATAAAAAAGATGCAGAGTGAACTGGAACGTATCAGTGATCTTGCAAAGAAAGCAGCTGTCTTGGATGGTTGCATGTATGTTGTTTATCAGAAAGAAGATGGTACCTATGCTTTTGATAAACTTGGAGTTGAGATAAAAGGAAAGATTATTGAATATAGACATTATCTGTAATTATGGATTTAAAATTGAAAGATTTCGTTGATGAGAGCGATTTGCAGAAATTGGTGGAGCTTGATAATACTATTGAGCGTGTGAGGGCTGATTATGTTAATGCGGCCAAAGAATTAGCAAAAGGTTTGAAACTAAATGTAGAAGGTGTTGCTGATCTTGAAAAGTTGAGTAACCTTTATAATACTCAAGCAAAAACGGCTGGTTCTGCATCTGCTGAATTAACCGAAGCTCTTAGAAAACAGTCTGAAATAACTCAAACTGTCAGTAAGAAGATAGAGGAAAAGCTAAATGTAGAGAAATTATCTGCTGCTGAACTGAAGAAACTAACCAAAGCAAACTCGGATAATGCTGTGTCCTTGGAAAAGGCTGCTAAAGCAGAAGCTAACTTGACAAAAGCGCAGAATGCCGGTAATACTACTCGTAAGAAAGCTGTTCTATCTGAAGAAGAACGTTTAAAACTTATCAGAACTGCTATTATCTTGACTAATCAGGAAGTACATAGCCGTTCACAAGCAAAGGAAATGAATAAGCAGCTGCAAAAGGCTGTTGATGTTTTGAAAGATACGGATGAAAACTATATTCGTACACTTGCCCGTCTTAATTCTACAATCGGAATCAATACCGATTACATAAAGCGAAATTCCGATCGATATAGTCAACAGAAAATGACTATCGGTGCATACCGGGAAGAAGTAAAGGCTGCATGGGTTGAGATACAGAACGGTAATAAATCCATGCAGAATATGGGTGTTATTGCCCGGAATGCCGGTAGGATGCTTAATACAGAGCTTGCTCCTGGGTTAAGTAAAGTTGGTGCTGGTTTAAAAGGGTGGGCAGCTGGATATATTGGTGCACAAGCTGTTGTTAGTGGAGTTGTTGCTTTATTTACAAAACTGCGTGAAGGAGTAGGTGATATTGTTAAATTTGAATTAGCTAATAGTAGGCTTGCTGCAATATTAGGAACCACTTCTGATAAAGTGAAGGAGTTAACTGCGGATGCTCAACGTTTGGGTGCTACAACGAAATACACTGCATCCGAAGCTACGGATTTGCAAATAGAACTTGCTAAACTAGGTTTTACTCGAAAAGAAATATTAGATGCAACAGAGCACGTTCTAAAATTTGCACAAGCTACCGGGGCAGAATTAGCAGATGCGGCTTCATTGGCAGGTGCTTCTCTTCGTATGTTTAATGCTGATACAAGAGAAACTGAAAGATATGTGTCTGCGATGGCTGTCGCAACAACCAAAAGCGCATTGTCGTTTTCATATCTCGCTACTGCATTACCAATTGTTGGACCGGTTGCAAAAGCCTTTAATTTCAGTATTGAAGATACTTTGGCTTTGTTGGGTAAATTATCGGATGCCGGTTTTGATGCTTCAATGGCTGCTACTGCTACTCGTAATGTTTTTCTAAATTTAGCTGATAGTAATGGAAAGCTGGCAAAGGCGTTAGGTAAGCCCGTTAAAACATTGCCTGAGTTAGTTGAAGGATTGAAATCGCTAAAAGAAAAAGGGGTAGACTTGAATACTACTCTTGAATTAACTGATAAGCGTAGTGTTGCCGCTTTTAATGCCTTTCTCACCGCTGTTGATAAAATATTACCACTTAGAGAACAGATTACTGGTGTAGAACGTGAATTGGGCGATATGGCTCACACGATGGGAGATAATGTTCATGGAGCTCTTGCTAACTTATCTTCAGCATGGGAAGCGTTTATGCTTTCTTTCTCCGAGTCAACGGGACCTGCTAAGGAGTTTCTTAATTGGATGGCTGATAAAATAAGAGGTATCGCCAATGATTTGAAATCTCCTGAAGAAAAAATAGAAAAGATAGATTATAATTTTAGAACACTTGCAAAAAAAGATGCGAACAAAAAGTTATTGGAAGTAGAAAAAGATTTTCAGGCAGAATATAAGAGGCTTATTGATGCTGGTGATACAGAGGAACAAGCATACACAAAAGCTGTTATTCAAATGAAAAATAAACGTATTGAAGTAACGGCCCAAGAGAGAGAAGCTTTAAAACGGATGAAAACTCGTGCTCAATATGCAACATCAGAGTTTGAAGATATGTCTTGGATAAAGAATGGTGCTGCTAAAATGTTTGGCTATTACACATCGGAAGCAGAAAAAGCGGATAAGGCTCAGTTGGAATTTTCTAAAAACTTATTTAAAATAGCATCTAGCGATGAGTTTAATCGTGGACTTGATGTGATTGCAGAAAAGTTCCGTCCAAAGGGTAACGACAAAAATGGTTCAGGTATAACAGTCCTTACTGATAAAGAAAAACGTGAACAGGAAAAAGCTCTCAAAGAGAAGCTGAAAATTCATGAAACTTATCAGGAATCAGAACTAGCTCTTATGGATGAGGGACTGGAGAAAGAACTTGCTAAAATTGGTGTTGCTTACTCAAAGAAGATTGCTGCCGTCAAGGGTAATAGCAAAGAGGAAATTGCTACTCGTCAGAATTTGGCGAAAGAAATGCAGGATAAATTAGATGAATTCTCTATTAAGTATAATTCTGACCGTGAAAAGAAAGATGTTGAGAACGCTCTTGCTGTTGTAAAAAAGGGGTCCCAGGAAGAACTTGATTTGAAATTGCACCAGTTGGAGTTGCAACGTGAAGCAGAAATTGATGCAGCAGAGAAAACAGGTGAAGATGTTTTTCTCATTGACGACAAATATGCAAAAAAGAAACAAGAACTTTACGAAAGACATGCATCCGATCAGGTGCAATTAATAGCAGAGAATGCAGCGCATGAGCAGGAAATCCGGGATGCTGCATATGTTATGGATACGCTTGCTCTTAAAAAACAGTTAGCTTCTAAGGAAATAACCCAGCAAGAGTATGCAGAACTTGAGTATCAGTTAAAATTAGATTATGTACGTAAAACAACCGAAGCTGCAATTGATGCGTTGGAGTTGGAGCTTCGAAACGAAAATTTGAGCGCAGAGGATAGGGCAAAGATTGCAGAGCAGTTACAGAAATTGAAAGCGGACCTTTCCCAGCAAGAAGCAGAAGCGGAAATAGATGCTATCAATAAAGTTACTAAAGCGGATGAGAAAGCACAGAAAGAACGTCAGAGGAATCTGAAAAAATGGCTTCAAACTGCATCTCAAGCAGTGGGTGCTATTGGTGATCTAGTCTCTACTATTTATGATGGTCAGATTCAGAAAATAGAAGAAGAGCAGGAAGCTAATGATGAGAAATATGATAAGGATGTAGAACGAATACAGAATCTAGCTGATTCGGGAGCAATCTCCGAAGAAGAAGCAGAAGCTCGTAAGCGTGCGGCCAAGGAAAGAACTGAAGCTAAGAATGCTGAACTTGAAAAACAAAAACAAGAAATGGCACGTAAACAAGCCATTTGGGAAAAGGCGACTAGTGTCGCTCAAGCTGGAATAGCCACTGCACTGGCAATAACTGAAGCTTTACCGAATATTCCTTTATCTATTGTTATTGGTGCCATGGGAGCAATTCAGGTTGCAACTATTCTTGCAACTCCTATTCCTTCCTATGCAGACGGTACTCAAGGTAATGATAGGCATCCCGGCGGTGCCGCTTTAGTTGGTGATGCCGGTAAACATGAAGTTATCATGTATTCTGGAAAAGCATGGATTACTCCTGATACTCCAACTTTAGTTGATATTCCTAAAGGTGCGCAAGTCTTTCCTGATGTTGATAAGGTAGATATCTCTAATTTTGATATACCGGATTGGGACTTTCCCACATTTTCACCGACATATTTTGCATCTTCTTCCGGTGACACCATTGTTTTCAATGATTATTCCCGATTAGAAAAAAGGGTTGATAGAACAAATTTCCTTTTGATGAAGAGTCTAAAAATGCAACGCCAAGATGCTTCTAACCGTGAATTTGAACTGTATAAGTTATCTAAACTGAAATAGCCATGATTGAAAGATTAAATCAGATAACATTGAGTGATTTCATTGAACTTTCATGCGGAAACTATGCTTGTTTGCTTTCGGACTGCAAATCTATGTCCGAAAGTACGCTTAAAGAGATAGCATCTAAATTGCTCATTGAATACAGAAGTATTGTTAATCCTTCAAATATGAAGGCTATGGTAATGGACAAAGAGGATATGCTGAAAGAACGTGCCAAACTATTGAGTCTTCGTATTTGTCAGGCTCTAGTTTCTCTTGGCTTTTATGATGATGTTCGTCAGGTATTGGGTCAACTAAATGTAGATACCCGAAATATGAGTGATGAACAAGTAATATCGAAGATTGATTATTTACTTCATTCTGCAATTTTTGAGCAAAAACGGAATGAGGAAAGACGCAGTGAGGAACATAAAGGAAGTAAGGCTACTCCTGAACAAATTCGTTCTTCTTTTGATGCTGAGATTGCTTTTCTAATGACATTCTTTAAAATGAGTATTGATTCTCGTGTAATTAATGCTGCTGTCTACGCAAATATCGTTCATCAAGCTGATGTTGAAATATTGATCAGAAAAAGAAGCACATGATAATATTGGTACTACATATATGCTGTAATTCGATTAATTTTTAATTAAAGCGAATTATTTCATACAGTCGTTTGTACATCTCCTTTAGAATCACAAACGACTTTTTTATGAATAGAAAAAACAGCATCCATTGTATAAATAGGCATTTATACAATGTTTTATTGTCAGAATTACGTACATTAGAGACGAAGTGTAATCGGATAACAGCAGAAGTGTCCGAGGTAAAAAAAATGATTGCCTTATTGCCCCCCGATATAGGCACTCTTATTAGTTCAATCGAGCGTTCTGCTAAGGAAATGCACGAACAAAGTATCATGCACCGGAAATATGTGGAAAGGTGCATTAATGGCGAACCGAAGATACACCTAATAAGGAGGGCTGACAATGGACTTTGAAAAGGAATTATCAGAAATATATCCTTGGATATTAAAGGTGGCAAGAAAATTCTGCTGTTCCATGCAAGATGCTGAAGACTTAGCCGGTGATACAGTTTATAAGCTACTTGTGAATCGTGATAAATTTGATTGTTCTAAACCACTTCAACCGTGGTGCCTTATTATAATGAGGAATACTTATATAATAAGATACAATAGAAATTCCCTTATACATTTTACAGGGCTTGATATGGTAGACGGAAGTGCCATTTCTAACTGTACAGCTCATTCAATACTGTTTGATGATTTGGTTTCCACAATACAACGGTGTGCTAAAAAATCCCGTTGTATTGATAGTGTGATGTATTATGCTAGTGGGTATTCTTATGATGAGATAAGTGAAATCCTGAACATTCCTGTCGGAACTGTAAGAAGTCGTATTTCATTTGGAAGAAAAATGATATTTCATGCTCTAGGTTATTAATATTGTGTGATTTTGGTTCTTATAGAAATTTATTTATATATTTGTATTATCACTAAATAAGCATGATATGGCAATATTGTTAGATAGTTTTTCATATAGAGTTAAAAAATTATCAGGTGGAGTATATTTGGATAGATGGGATGGTAATACATTTCCTGAATTTATTTTACCTGAAAGATTGTATTTCATTAAGAATATAATAAACTCATTATTACTACATGATAAAATATATATACGTATTACTTCGTTAGAAGAATTTATTGAAGTATTTGGGATTGAGGCTACGAGTCTGTTAATATCCAAAGATATATTGAAAATATTAGATGGTTGGTCTTCTCCCAAAATTATGGCATTTGAGGATCAGAATTTTTCTTTTTGGAATACTCAAATTCCTTCAGATAGTGCGCGATTAAATATTATTTCTAGATTGTCGAATAGATACCGGATTTCTCAATATAGTTATTTATATCATGTATTGTATCATGAATTATTAGAGGAGGACGCATCAGGCTATTTAGATAGTATAGCACTAGATAATACTTTAGAAGATATAAATATTCCTGTGTTAAAAGCACATTTAAATCTTAAAACTGAAGATTTGTTTAATATTTGTGATGATGATGCTTTTACTATAATGAGGCTATTTATTCTTGAACGCACATTGGTTTGGTCACGTGAGTTTAGAATGAATGAAATAGGAATGGAAGGGAATGCTAAATATTGGTTAACGTTGAAAAGTGGTCGTGAATTAGATCAGTCATTGATGGGAAATATTGATCAGGTTTTAAAAAGTAAAGCTCTTCCAGATCTTTCTATTTTATATTATAAAGGGGCAATAACACTTCAAGATATATTAGAGGTCAGGGAGAATGTTCATGGAGTGAAATTCAGAGAATGGATCGCTGGGAATGATTATGATTGGAGAGAACTTCAAAATATATTAATAGCTAAGAAAGGGGAACAATTAATAACCAAATGGTTAAGATTTGGGGCTGTTACTGGACTTGGCTTATGGAATCCTTATGTGGGAATTGCAGCTGGCATTATTGATCAAGTTGTTGGGGCATTAACTAAATGGACACCTGAATTATATTTTGATGGTGTATTATCTAACAAATTTGGAAGTAAACGTTTGAGAAGTTTAAACACTTTGGATGATCATGATATAAAATAGCTATAAATAAAATGCTTTTTTCTAAAATAATATTTTATTCACTGATAGCCAGTGAATTATGTGGCGTTTTGGCAAAGTATGATTTTCAAGAATTTAGCCAACTGGGAAACCGGTTGGCTTTTTCTATATATTTGCTCGTGAACATTCAAAAAGAGTTAAAATGCTTTGTAAATATGTGCTTACCGTTGATCGTATTATCTATGAAATTCCCAAATCTTGTATTCAGAATTGGGATGAAATAAAGTTTTCCCGTAAACGCTCCAGACTTGAAGGAATAACTAGAACCTTTACTTCAAAATTCCAGTTTGTGGGAGAAGCCTATGATCTCATATTGGAGGAGTATTTGAGCAAATACCTGGCTTCTAATGCTAGTATCACCGTTTATACTATAACTAATTCTCATACTTATGAAGAATTCTTTAGTTGTCGATTGGATTTCGGTTCATTAACTTATGATGGAAATACTGTTTCTATTAATTCGATAGATGATAGTGTCGCTAATATCATAAAGGCTAACAAAGGAACGCAGTACGAATATTCGGTAGATGAGATAAAAGATGTATATCAGCTTTATTATGATTCTGTAAGTATGAATTATAGTCAACCGCATACATTAGGTGGTAATACTGTAGAAAATGATGCTTCTTTGCAATATATTGTAATTGACAAAGGAATATATGTAGAAGCTATAACATATTCGCTTCCCTTATATATTTCTGGTGGTGAACTTCCGTCACGGGATTCACCTCTTGAGTTTTATGATGCACCACAGGAATCGAAAGATGATCCAAATGTATTTGTTAAAGCCTTGTCCGACATTGATATAGTATTGAATTTTAGTTTTGAATACTATATCAGTTATAGTGATGCGTATACAACTAAAGCTGAAATTGTTCTAGGTGGGCGTTACGAAGATGGTCGTTTAGTCGAGTTGAAAAGATGGGGGTATAATAAGGGGGATGTTACCCCAAGTAATCTGAATGAATCCATCAAGATTCATCTGACTAAAGGGCAGGCTTTATTTTTTGATTTGAAGGTAACATTTAACAGAGTTAATGCTTCTACTGGCAATATTTATTTTCGTAATTTCAAATTTGAGACACGCTTTACTTCTCGAGCTAACCCTATCTATGTGGATGCAATAAGACCTATTGATGTGTTAAACCGATTGCTTAAAAGCATGAATGGTGGAAATGAAGGTATCTATGGTGAAATAGCTTCAGGTGTTGATGAAAGGTTAGATAATTGCGTGATATTAGCTGCTGAAAGTATTCGTGGAATCCCTCAAGCTAAGCTATATACTTCTTATACGAAGTTTAAAAACTGGATGGAAACAGTTTTTGGCTTTGTGCCTGTGATCAATGGTGTCACTGTTTTTTTTAAACACCGGGACAAATTGTTTAGTGATAACAATGTAAAGGATTTAAATAGCAGCTTTTCTAGTTTTGAGTATAAGGTTGATTCATCAAGAATATATTCTTTGGTTAGGGTAGGATATGATAAACAGGACTATGAAAGTATGAATGGTCGTGACGAATTCCGATTTACTACTGAATATACTACTGGCATTGATATAACTGATAATGTATTAGAGTTGATTAGCCCTTACCGTGCTGATGTTTATGGAATTGAATTCTTATCGCAAAAGAGAGGCCAAGATACAACGGATAGTGAAAGTGACAATGATGTGTTTTTTGTTTGTGCCAGTACTACATTACATGATAATGGCGGAGTACAAACATATAAAGAGTATAGGCTTATAAGGAGCGGTTGGGAAATAAGTGGTGTACTTGATCCTGAAACGATGTTTAATACCATGTATTGGCAAGGAGGCATATTGCAAGCAAATGCCGGCTATATTGGTATGTTCACTAAAAAACTATCTTATTCTTCTTCTGACGGTAATAGTGATGTTGTTGTCAATGGTATAGGAATGAAAGATGATTTTAACGTTGAAAGTGGTATTATAACTTGTGGAGATGTTTCATTCACAACTTATAATGAAGATATTCCACCAACAGATGATGAAACGATTAAAATCTTAAAAGATGATCTAGTTTACGAGGGCTACATCAAAGAGGTGAGTAGTACAGTTGAGAGAAACGAGGGAGTGAAGTATGATTTATTTGTCCGTTCAATAACAAAAGCCTAGAAATATGATTATAAGCCCGTTTACCCCACTGTTTTTTTCTCCGTCTACCGATAAATTTGGAGCGAAGAGTAAATATGTGCAATTATTCGCACGTACAGACAGGATTTTTGTTGAATTGATTTTGACAGCCAAAGAGCAGGAGCCTATAGTTTACATTAATAATCTTTTAAGTAATATATCTACACCTGTATCATTAAGCTCATGGAAGATGAATGATGATAAGATTCTTTATTTCTATAACATTTCATTGCTTCCATGTGGATACTATACTGTAACAGTTAATGGGAATACGAGTGAGATTTTTAAAGTTACGGACGATGAATGTGAGTTATCAGAAACCAGCCTTATTCAGTATTCAATGAAAGATAATAAGCAGCATCTTGATGCTGTCTGGTGGATAGATGGGATGCAATACTTTTTTGATTTTCGCGTTCCTGGTGGTTTCAAAGATAACGGATGGACGTTCGGTGTGGATAATGAGCAGTTCGTGACCTCTGATGAGGATATTGTTGAGCTATTCAGCCACGAATATACAACAGTATTATTCACGCTTGGAAATGGGATGGGATGCCCTGTGTGGTTTGCTGAATTATTGAATCGTGTCTTATGCTGTAATTACGTCTACTTTGATGGTGTTCGATATACCAGAAAGGAAAGTAATGTTCCGGAACTTAACCAGCAAATAGAGGGATTGAAGAGTTTTGTGTTCAATCAAATGTTACAGAAGGTAAGAACGATGAATCCAGTTTTGGAATGGAATAACCAGCTTGCTATGAGGTGTGTACAAAGCGGTGCTTATAGGATAGCAGATGATGAAGGAATGCGTAGTATCAAGTATGGTTCAGAAAGTGGGGTTGCAGAGGTCGGAGCATATATCAATATGACTAAGGCTATTCCTAATACTGGAGTTTCTATTAATAGTGATACTATGGTTACTGTCAACAGTATTCATCACCCAGGTGTTGATAAAAATTCATATTGGGATTTGATTGCAATCAAGACGACTGACATAGATAACAAGTATATTGGTAGAAGAGGTTACGGTAAACTTACAGTTAATGGACTGGATAGACTAAAGAACGATTTGGACAACGGTTCGATAAATTTGCGTGCTGTACTATATAAAGGAGATTCGTATACTAACCTCATTGAAGGGAGTGTAATCAGTAGGGATGGTGTATGTGTCTTGAAAGGTATTAACGGTGGAGATATTGGTGCTCTGAAGGAGTTCCAACTTTATCTTGATAATGTCTATGATTGCGACATAGATAATCTTGGTATGACCATTGAGCTTGTATGGGTATATGAAAATGATTAAAAAAGAGAATTATGACAGAAACAGAAAAACAACAGATTATTAGCCTTGTGTTACAAGCGTTGAAGACAAACAGTCTTACAATAGAGCAACTGACTGATACAACAGAGCTATCCAAAGATATGTACGTTGAAGTTAGTGGCGGTCGGAAAATATCTATTGATTTACTTTCAAGTACCATTGCTAAAATGGTGAATGGTGATTTTGATGCATTAGTGGAGAATGTCAATAAGATTGCAAAAGATTTATCGGATGGAGACGCCGAGTTATTGAAACGTATAACAGGAGTGTCTGATAAATCCAATCCTTTGACTGACCCATTTAAAAGTATTGGCTCTTTTACTACTATTGGTAGCTTTAAAGATAAATTAAAAACAATGTATTCCGGGGATTCTTCTATTGGGAATTATCGGTGTATTTTGTCTGTTGATTCGTCTAAGATTCCTGTAAATATACAAATTGAACGGTTGGAGCTTAATAAGGTTTGTCAATCATTCACTTCGTGTATACAACTGGCTACCATGTCAGACAATGCCGAAGGTGTATATTTAGGTACAGTTTGTACAATCTCACGAATAGGTATTGTTTCCAATGAGAGTGTTACATGGGGCAAATGGACCTCTGTAATAAATGACTTTGAGGAAAGGATAGGAAAAGCGAACGGTATCGCTCCTTTGAACGAAGAAAGTAAAGTTCCTTCTGAATGTCTGCCTGAACCGTTGTCTCTTGGGGAAAGTGAAGATGAAGCCTTCCCCGGCGACCGTGGAAAGGCTTTAGAGGATGCAATGACAAATATCCCTTCCGACATAATCAAACCTGATTCATTCTCCGTCCTGTCTGACGCTTCCTATCTCAATGTATCTTTCAAAAAAGTGTCCAAAACAACCGGTAAAGAAACGGATGACAGCTTCCGTTTGCCTTCTGCTACCCTTGAACAAGCCGGCCTTTTGTCCGCCGAGGATAAGCAAGCCCTTGAGGATATGAAGAGCGGCACGCCCGCTGACGATGTAACACACCCCATCGTCATTGTTGATGAGATCCGCCCATTGAAAGACGGCTACTATACCCTTGAAACCGCTATTGCCGCCATTGTCTCCTATCAACAGGAATCTGGCGTCAAATATGAGCGAACGGGTCTCATCATTACTTACAAAACAGGCGAGTATGAAATGGAAACCCGGCAGTTCCAGGGTGCTGTGTCCGATTTTGCGACCCCTTCTCTTTGGAAACCCTTCGGGAATGGTGGTGGCAGTTCCGTTTTTGAAACTTCCGATGAACCGGCGGAAGGGGGAAAGGACGCCTTTTCAACTGGTGGCGCCTATGCCTATGTTCCGGCCAACCTCGACGTAAACGTGGAAACAGAAGGCATTGTAAAACTTCAGATGAAGAACGCTGCCGGTGAAACCCTTGGCGATGAAGTGCAGTTCGCTATCGGCACGGGTGGCGGCGGTCAAACTGGTGGTACCATTGTTGCCATTGCTTTCCAGTCGACACCTGTCTATGGCTCTTACGGCTCCACGCTACGAACCTTTGCCGCCATTCGTTCCGTGACCTCGAACGGTGTCGAATCCTTTGACAACCTGATTGAGAAACTGGAACTCGTAGACCGTGAAAGCGGGCTTACCGTCTGGACTGAAACCGTCAACAAAGCATCTTCCGGTGACATGAAGGACTTCTCCTTTGAACTGGGCTTCACCACATACTTTACGGCTGCCGGTACTCGGAAATTCAAGCTGATAGCCACTGACGAAAGCGGCAACACCGGTTCCAAGAATGTCAATGTAACAGCTGTTGATATTACCTGTACCTGTGTGCAGGTGCTCAACTATACCCCTGAAACTCTGCTTACTCCGACAACTGAAAGTTTCAGCCTTCCACTCTATAAGTTCGGAAACAACACCTCTGATAAAGGTATCAGTGCCCAGGTTGACATCAATATTAATGGTGAATGGCAATCCCTGTCTACCACCGTTGTAAATGACAACTACTCGCACTCCGTTGTAATCCGCCCTGCTTCCCTCGGCCTAGAACACGGTACCTATCCCTTGCGCATCCAAGGAACGGATGTCGCATCCGGAGTGAAAGGAAATGTCATCTACACGGCTGTCATGGTAATTGACCCGAATAGTTCCACACCTCTTGTCGCCTTGAGATACGATGATAAAAACGGTGGAGTAGTCCGACTGTACGAAACCGTAGAACTTGATGTTGCCTGTTATGACCCGTTGGAAATGACTTCACCCGTCAGCGTGAAAGCCAATAACGTGCAGGTAACACAAATTGCTGCCAGTCGTAACAAAACCTATCAGGTCAAACAACAACTGCAGGGCTACAAGGCTGACGGCACCGATACGGTCAACTATACTGCCGTATGCAAGGACGTGACTAGCGAACCTGTCCGGGTGACAGTTAGCGGTTCCGCCATTGACGCCGCCATAAAAGAAGGCGCCATCTATAACTTTGACTTCTCATCCCGTACCAATCAGGAAACTGACCATAGCATTGTCAGCGGTAATTATGAAATGAAAGTGGACGGTGCCAACTGGACTACCAACGGTTTTGGCACATTCTTGGGTGAGAACTGCCTTCGCGTAGCCGAGAATGTGGGCGTGTCATTAAACCATGCCCCGTTTGCCGGCTCGTCCATCGAATCCAACGGTGCCGCCATCCAGTTCGCTTTCGCTTCCAAGAACGTGACCGATGATGATGCCCTGCTCCTTAGCTGCTATGATGAAACGTCCGGTGCCGGCTTCTATGTCACCGGCCGGGTGGTCGGCATCTTCTGTAACAATGGTGTCGCCCGTCGTGAAGAACGCGCCTACCGGCAGGGTGAAAAGATAACCGTAGCCGTAGTTGTTGGACCTGCAAGCAACTACGTCGAACGTGACGGCACACGATATTCCATGATGAAACTCTTCCTCAACGGTGAGGAAGTCGCCTGTCTTGGTTATGTTCCGGGCGGCGGCTCCCTGATTCAAACCAAGTATATAACGATGGACGGCAAACTGGGTGATTTGTATCTTTATTACATGATGGCCTGGAACTCCTATATGGAATGGGCACAGGCGTTCAAGAACTACCTTGTCCGTCTGACCGATACAGAGGTAATGGTGAAGGAATACGCCTTTGAGGACATCCTTAAAAGCCAGACAGCCGAGGGTAGTACCCAAAGCCGCCCGTCGGCTGCCGAAATCTATTCACGCGGTATGCCTTACATTGTCGAATGCCCCTATGAAGGCTCCGATATAGAAGCACTGGACGGCACCACTTCCACCAGTACGAAGATATACATCACGCTCTATTACTTTGACCCCGAACGCCCGTGGCGTAACTTCAAGGCCGTGAGTGTCCAAACCCGCAACCAGGGAACCACCTCTGCCAAACGCCCGGTAAAGAATAAACGCTACTACCTCGCCAAGAGCAAAGGCAAAAACAAGGATACCCGAATCATCCTGCTTAATCCGGACGATACAACGGAAGAAGGGCGCCGGGCAATCGCTCTTGCCGCCATCAACAAAGTGCAGGTCGGTGATAATACAATCCCGGTCGATGTCATCACCGTAAAAGTCGATTACTCCGATTCCGGCAATGCGAACGATTGCGGCGCCTGTGAAATGATGAACGTTACTTATCGTGCCTTGGCAGGTAACTACATGACGCCCGTTCAACGTGCATTTGACGGAACATTTGACAGCGGAGACTTACACATCGAAGGCTTACAGATGAACCACTCCACTGCCAATCACCCTGTAGCCACCTACCGGTGTAAAGATGACAGTCTGCAAAATGTCTATTTCCATGCCAAAGGTAACTGGAAGGAAGATAAGGGGGAACAATTCGCCCTCGGTTTCAAGGATACCCCCGGTTATAATAAAGGCTGTCTGAATTATGGTGATTTCATCGAGTTCTTCGGTACGTCCGGCGAAACCCTTGATGCCATCGAAACGCGCTTCAAACAGACTGACGGACTCGATACGGATAGCGTGTACCTGCTTTCCCTGTATTGTGGTAGTTCATACCGGATAATGAGGTATCAGGACGGTTCCTGGAAAAAGCAATCCGGTTCCATGAAGTACGAAAACGGCAAATGGAATGTCACCGGTGATGTCCTTAACCCCGTCGAAGGCTTCGAACTTCTGAACTATCAGGGAATGGACTGGTTCCAAGGCGTTGGCTCCGTTCAGGATATGATGGCCATGAAAACGGATAAATCATCATGGGTTCAGAAACTAGTGGACGGTGGGACAATCTCTGCCGATACCTTCCCTGCATGGACCTACTATTTTGAATCACTTGTTGATGACGATCAGCTCGCTATTGACTATGCTCTTGGTAAGAAAGTGCCGTATAGCCTCTACCGGTGGTTACGCTTCTGTGATTCCTGTGATTATTCCAAAGGTGGGAACTGGCAAAAAACATGGAAGGAAAACATGTATAAATACGCCTGTCCGGAAAGTGTCTTGAGTTATGATATTTTCACCGACTACCTTGCCGCCACGGATCAGCGTGCCAAGAATATGCAGCCGATGTGGTTCTTGGAAGAGTATGCTTCCGTAACGGACGGTGTGTACAGCTCCGAGGATGCCATGCGCATGTACCTGAATAAAATCTATGACTGCGATACGCTCAACAGCAAGGATAACGACGGTGGTTGCACGGTTGACGCCGAGGTGGATCCCAACCGGACGAGCGATGAAACATTCACTAACCCTTATGCTGGCTACGGCTCCGTTCTGTTTAATAACATCTATCTCCAACAAACAGTGTGGATTGACTCATCCGGTACGGAACTCTCCCTACGTACTGTTGCCGCCGCCATGCGTAACGTTCAGGCGACCATTGATGGCGTCACCCTGCACCCGTTCTCACCCGAAGGAGCTACGCATTTCTTCATTGACAAACGGCTCAAGAAATGGCAGAAACTGGTTAGTTCTTACGATGGTGAACGGAAATACATCTCCTATACCGCCACCTCTGACGCTATCTATTTCTACGCCCTCCAAGGTCTTGGACTTACCGCCCTTCCGTCCTTCATCGAAAGACGCTGGCGTATCCGGGACGGTTATTTCCAAACCGGTGATTTCTTCAGCGGTGTAATTTCCGGGCGCGTATCTTCCAAATCAAACGCCACCATCCGGATTGTCGCTGCTAAAAACGGTTACTTCGGTGTCGGCAATGACGCTAGCGGCAACCTTTCCGAAAGCTGCTTCCTTGAAGCGGGCGAAGAATATGTATTCACCAACTTCTCACATGAGGAAGGCGCCTTGCTATATATCTATCAGGCTGACCGCATGAAGCTGCTCGACCTGTCTGAAATCTCCCTGTCAAGTACGGTGAGCTTCTCCGCCATGCAACTTGTGGAAACCCTTATCTTGGGCTCTGACACCCATACAGAACAATCCATCGGTTCTTACGCACCGCTTACCTCGCTGAACTGCGGCGAAATGCCCTTCCTCGTATCACTCGATATCCGGAACACACAAATCGTTACGCTCGTTACCGACAAATGCCCACGTATCGCCCATATCAATGCGTCCGGTAGCAAACTGGAGAACATCACTCTTGCAGAGACTTCTCCGATTAATGACATCTCTCTTCCACCAACAATGACAAGCCTCCGTTTTGTCGGTCTTCCTGAACTGACCTATACCGGTCTTTCCGCCCCGTCCGGCCTGCAAATAGAATCCATGCCGAACGTCCAACGCCTGCGTCTTGAAACGTCGCCTCAACTTGACGCCATTCAGATGCTCCGTGACGTCCTCGCTTCACAAGCGGCATCCCGTAAACTTTCCATGCTCCGTATCTCGAACATGACCCTGAAGGCTGACGGCTCCGAGCTTCTTGCCATTCTCGAATATGGAGTTGCCGGAATGGATGAGGACGGCAACAGACAGGATAAACCGGTAGTCAACGGCACGTATGAACTGACAGTTATCCGTGAAACGGATGAAATCGAATCCCTTGAATCCGGTATTGACGGCCTTGTCATCCTTACCGTCATAGATGCCTACATCGACCTGATCAACTGGTTCAATAATGAGTCTTATGGCGGAGAACCGTACTACGATAACGTAACGTTGGACAACATCAATGAAGTCCTTGAATATTATAACGGCGAAACCTACGAGGAATATCTCGAACGGTTTGCTGAAGACAATATGGATATTAATGATTTAATTAACAAGTAACTATGACGAATGAACAAAGCGCAACGCTGCTTCGCTTGAATAAACAGGCACAAGTGGCAGCACTGAACGCCGTGGGCTTCTCGGATGTCACCGAGAATTCCCGCGCATCTGAATTTGGACAACGTATCAAGTGGGCCGCTGGCTTGCTTGATTTGAATCTTGCCTGTAACCGCATCTCGGATAACTCCAAATGGTATTTCACCCGTGAGGAATGGGATTCCCTCACGGTTACCAACAAACAGTTGTTTATCAAACGCGGTCTTCGTATCCGTGCCCACGGACACTCCTTCGTAATTTCCGCTCAGGAGTGCTATAATGCCGACATGACTACCACCTTCTACTGGGGCGGTCAGGGCAAAGCCATAGACGGCCTGAATCAAAAAGGACTGGGCGCCATGTATGGCTGCTTCACGGGTGCGGAAGATACCGACCTTATTATCGCAACTCTGAAAGACCAAAATAATAGTGGTGTGATCGGTGCGCCAGCTGCCGAAGCCGCCCGCGCCTACCGTGCCTACACTTTGGAAAGTGATGGTATCGAGGATGAATCCAACTGGTTCCTTCCGTCATCCGGTCAAATGCTTCTGATGTACCGCTACCGTGATAAAATCAATGAGATGATGCGTACCTTTTGGAGCAGTGATTCCATGCTGATGACCGATAAGTATTATTGGTCAAGTACGATTTGGGATAATAATTCCGCCTGGACTTTCGAACTGAATACCGGACGTATTACGAACCAAAACAAAAATTCAAATCTTCTCCATGTGAGAGCTGTTGCTTCTGAATAGTATTAACCTAAAATTATATAATAAAATGGATAAAAATATCGCTAACGCAATGCTTATGCGCCTGAATAAACAAGACCAAGTTGCGGCTTTGCAATCAATCGGTTTTACAACCGTCAATGAAAATACCCCGGCGAGTGACATCGCCAAGTATATGCAATGGGCAGGTACACTTCTTGACCTTTCTTTGGCTACGCTTCGAATCGAAGACGGTGAACAAGTCTTTTTCACGGCTTCCGAATGGAACTCCATGAGCGCGAATAACCGCTCCAAGTATATCCGTATCGGCATCCGGCTACGTGCCGAGTGTCACCAGTTCATTATCGCCAAAAGCGACTGTGTCGCCGCCGATGGTACGAAAACCTTCAAATGGGGCGGCTACGGCACAGACCTGCGCGGCCTGAAAAACTACGGCAGTGGTAACCAAGGACTCTATGATACGTTCGACGGCAAAGAAAATACCGATGTTATAATAGAAACCCTTGCAGGCGTCAAGGACACCCAGGGAACTGTCGGTGCCCCTGCCGCCGAAGTTGCCAGAGCCTATAAAGCCTGTACGCTTGAATCTGACGGAATTGAAGATACAACCGTGTGGAACCTGCCCGCATTGGGTGAACTTATGCTTATGGCCAAGTATAAAACCGAAATCAATGAGCTCATAACTTCTATGTTTGGTAATCAAAATATATTTACAAACGACTGGTATTGGTCTAGTACCGAATATGACGCTTCCAGCAGTTGGTACGTGTACTTCAACTACGGCAACGTCTACACGCTCTACCGCCAGTTCGCGTGCCGGGTTCGTCCCCTCGCCGCAATAAACACTTTATCCCTTTAATTCTTTATCCCTTAGAGGGTTAACTAAATAAAAGCCCCGGTAGGGGCTTTTTGGTTTCACTTTTTTGAGCTAAAATTGTGTTAATTGCTTTACAGTTATTAACTTTGCGCCCTCTAATACATACATTAAAATATTAAAAAATTAACATGGCACTTACACAAGACCTTCCTATATCAAATTCGATGTATAAGCTTCTGAACCTTATCATTGATGCCCGGCAACAATTCCCCAAGGCGTTCCGGTATGAATTTGGTACGGAGTTGATGATGCTTGCCGTTCATTGTTGCGAATATATCCGTTATGCAAATACAGATATGAACCTTGAGCACCGTGCAGATTATCTGATGAAGTTTTTGTGTGAGTTTGATGCATTGAAATTACTGCTAAGAGTGTGTGAAGAACGACATTTGACCAGCCTGACTCAAACAGCCGAAATCTGTCTGCTTGCAGAGAGTATCGGTAAGCAAAGTACCGGCTGGTACAAAAAAACGGTTGCAGATCTCCAACGGCAAAAAGCTAACGGATCGCAACAAGTCGCAAAGCCGGAGTCATAATCGCCAAGGGGATTATGAGTGAGCAATTAGAATTATTTATTGGGCATCCCCCCGGTGATGAGCCGGGAAAGACTAAGATAGCGGATGCAACGGCTTCCAGCAGTTGGAACGTGAACTTCAACAACGGCAACGTCAACACGCTCTACCGCCAGTTCGCGTACCGGGTTCGTCCCCTCGCCGCAACAGGTAATATAATCTATGACATACTTCTTAGCAGTATTTTCGAAGCATCCGAAGATTGTGCCAGGCAGAAAAGAACGAGTACGGATTGTGTTGAGTTTTATAATGATTATCAGTCTGCATTGGTGCGGCTATGGTATTCTATTATTTACGGTGAATATGTACCGGACTTTTCAAAAGTATTCATACGGACTTACCCGGTATATCGGGAGGTTTTTGCCGCCGCTTTCATTGATCGTGTTGTCCATCACTGGATCGCTCTTCGTATCGAGCCGATTTTAGAGGAACGTTTTCGGGAACAAGGGAACGTCTCGAAGAACTGCCGGAAAGGTGAGGGATGCTTGTCTGCCGTGCACTATCTGAATAACATGATAGTCGAGGTCAGTGAGAATTATACTGCTGATGCGTACATTTTCAAAGATGACCTGTTCAGTTTCTTCATGTCTATCTCGAAATCGTTGGTATGGGAAATGCTGAACATATTCGTAAGGGACAATTATAAAGGCGATGATATTGAATGTCTGCTTTACCTTCTAGCCGTTACTATCTTTCATTGTCCACAAAATAAGTGTATCAGACGCTCTCCCGTCTCCATGTGGGACAAACTTCCCAGTAATAAAAGTCTGTTTCATAATGACCCTGACAGGGGAGTGGCTATCGGGAACCTGCCGTCGCAACTCATAGCCAACTTTCTGGCGTCTGTATATGATTATTTCGTGATGGAAATACTGGGATTCATGTATTATGTACGCTTTGTTGATGACTTTTGTATCGTAGTGAAATCACCGGAAGAAATATTGTCCAAAGTCCATCTTCTTGATGGTTTCCTGAAAGAACAACTCCTTTTACGGTTGCATCCACGCAAACTGTATCTTCAGCATTATAAAAAAGGAGTCTTGTTTGTAGGGGCGTTCATTTTGCCTGGTAGAATTTATGTATCTGACAGGGTGGTTGGTAACACATATAACGCTGTCAGGAAATTTAATAGAATAGCTGAAAATGGATTTGCAGAAGCGTATGTTGAGAAGTTTGTGAGTACGATGAACTCTTATTATGGCCTGATGAAACACTTTGCAACGTACAATATCCGCCGTAGAATTGCAGCGATGTTACTTCCTGAATGGTGGGAATATGTTTATATCGAAGGACATTTTGAAAAGTTTGTATTGAAGAATAAATATAACCATAGAAAACAACTAATTAAACATATCAAAAGACATGGATCAAAAAAATATCTTACCGCGTGGGATTGCTAAGCCTATCGAGCAACAGCCGGACGGAACTTGGATTGTACGTCATCACTTCCGGGTGGTTGGTACCAGTGAGAATGGTGAAGAACTGGTAACTTTTGCCAGTTCGGAATATCCCGAGAAACCTACCTTGCAACAGATTCAAAGAAGTATTGACCGTTATCGGGTGTGTCTTACAATGTATGGAGATACGATTTCAGACGAAATAGAAAAGGTTGATCTTTCCGTGTATATGTTTACGGATTAATAGTTCAATCTGTTGGTTGTTTAGGGGTGCTTATCAAGCATCCCTTTTTTATTTATGGAAAAAGTGAAAATTATAATGTCTTGTTTTATAGATATTTATCATAGAATTGATTTCCAAGATTTTCCATTTTTGTAAAACTCGTTATTATACTCAATACATTTGTTCCATACAGAATATTTTATTAATAATTAAACGCTATGAGTATGGGTATAAAAGTATTGTATGATTGGCTTTTGCAATCTAACCGACCGGCACACGTCAAAGCCGGGATGTTCGTCTTTGTTGTAATGCTTGTTTTCTGTTTCCTTCTATTAGGCATTGATTTCTGTAAATCTGCTATTGTTTCTTTAACGACAACCGCCATTGCCGCAATAGTGGTTGAGTACATTCAGAAAAAGTGCGGGTTCATCTTTGATTGGCTTGACGCATTAGCTACTGTTTTGCTTCCTGGGCTGATTACTGTGTTTTCAATATTGGTAGTAACTTTATGATTAATATTATGAGATGGTTATATGAGTTATTTAATGTAGACCAGATACGAATTATTTTCGTTTCGATGTTCAGTTCTCTTCTTGCTTATTTAACGCCGACTAAAGGTTTTCTTATAGCATTAGTTGTAATGTTTGGATTTAATATTTGGTGCGGAATGAGGGCTGATGGTGTTTCAATTATACGTTGTAAAAACTTTAAGTGGGATAAGTTTAAAAATGCCTTGGTCGAACTTCTCCTCTATCTTATAATCATTGAGGTAGTCTTCTCCTTTATGACCTTGATAGGAGACTGTGAGAACTCATTGTTAGTTATTAAGACTATTACGTATGTGTTCTCTTATGTGTATCTTCAGAACGCATTTAAGAATCTAATTATTGCTTATCCTAAAAACAAAGGGTTTCGTATTATCTATCATGTAATACGCTTTGAATTTAAACGGGCCACGCCTACACATGTACAGGGAATTATTGATAGAATCGAGAACGAATTAGATAAAGAGGAAAAGATATGAAAGTATTGATTGATAATGGTCACGGTGAAAATACACCTGGTAAACGTTCACCGGACGGAAGATTGAGAGAGTGGGCGTATTCAAGAGAGATTGCCGATATGGTAGTAGTAGGATTGCGCAAGTTGGGAATTGATGCCGAGCGCATCGTTAAAGAGGATACAGATGTTCCATTGTCTGAGCGATGCCGACGGGCTAATGCTATTTACAAGGAAGCAGGTAAAAAAGCTATCCTTGTATCTATTCATTGTAATGCAGCCGGCAATGGTAGTTCTTGGATGAGCGCAAAAGGTTGGAGCGTGTTTGTATCGAATAATGCTTCTAGTAACAGCAAAAAATTAGCAGACTGCCTGGGACAAGTAGCAGAATGTATTCCGGTTCCCGTCCGAAAGCAGATGCCCGGACGGGAATACTGGGAACAGAATCTTGCCATCTGTCGGGATACTAATTGTCCGGCTGTATTAACAGAGAACTTCTTCCAGGACAATAAAGAGGACGTTGAGTACCTTTTGTCTCGGGAGGGTAAAGATGCAGTTGCTCAGATACATATTGAAGGAATCGTTAAATACCTGGGATTATGAAAGCCTTGATTTATATAACCATGTTCCTGATGTCGGGAATATGGTTTTCTTCATGCAAGACTTCTCGCAATATTGAGATGCATAAACAGGTTGATTACTCCAGAGAGTTTCAATATCTCCGAAATGTTATTGAATCACTACGCCTAGATGTGAATAAGCAAACGAAGATTACATCAAAGAAATTAAGCGATCTGAAAATTGAGAATAAGACAGTAGATTTATCCCCTCCTGATTCGTTGGGTAAGCAGTATCCTATAAGAGAAAGTACGACTACGGCTTCAAAGAAAGAACAGGAGAATATGAAAATAGATGAAACCATGCTGCTAACTATGCAGCTTTTTTCTAACCGACTTGATACGATTAGTAATAAGGTCGATGCTATGCTAGATCAGAAAGAGAAGTTAGTTGAACTATCGTGGTGGAATTTACACAAACTGGATGTATATGCAGCTGCATTTGGACTAATTATTATTGGATTTAAGATATATAAGGTAGGAAAAAAGTAGTATATTTGCCTAATATTTATATGGATATGGCAAAAAAAAATGTAGCAAATAATAACAAAAGCAATGTAGATATTGTTAAGGAAATAATGATATATATCGGTGCTATAGTCACAGTTTTTGGTATTGGATATAAAGCTGGATGTTTTTATATGGAAATAAAGTGTACAGAAAAATATATTCAAGAGATTGGACATTTACAAAGAGAGCGTGAGAATTTAAAATCGGAATTGGATTTATGCCGAAATAGTAATACATCTGTGACAAGAGAAGAGTTTGAAGAATTGAAAAGTAATATGAATAAATACAATAAACAATATGAAGTTAAAAATTGAATATAGCAAAATATTTGGAGGAGTGTCCATTGTCTTAATCATCAGCCTTTTTGCCTCCTTGATTGTACTTTTCGATTATTCAGATTCACTTAAAATTGAGCTTGCAAATAGAGATTCTTTAATTGAGAATTTGAATAAAAAAGATTCAATATTGCAAGAATCAATAAAGGTCGTGGATACTATAAGAAGTGGTAAATCAGAGGTTAATATTAGTGAATTGGTAAAATATGCCAATAGTCTAAGTGACGAAATTTTACAATTGCACAAAAAAATAAACTCACTAAATGATTCTGTTAGATATTACAAGATATACCATGATTTAAGTCAACGGTATTTTAATCATAAGTATGTTGTTACTTCAAATGCAAGCGGAGGGAGAAATTATTCTCTTGATCCAAATGCTGTTAAGAAGAATGTATTGGAAGAGTGTCAAGCGAAATATAATAAAAGTGAAAGGGAAAACATAAAATTAAAAAATCAAATAAGTGAATATCAGCAAGTTCTAAAATGGTATGGAATACAGTTAAATGCGAAAAATGAGAATGAAAGTATAGTATTTCCTAGTCCCTATTATGCCCCCAAAATAGATTCTGCATTTATCTTATTAGAAGTTTATAGAGATAAGTTGAAGTATAATAAAGAAAATAAATCATGGAAGGTGGGTAATAGAGTAACGTTTACCACGATAAAATCAAGTACAGTGAATACATCAAAGATTGATACTGTTGTTTATAGAAATCCGCAACCAGTATCAGAAAAACGCATAAAGTAGAACTTGAGTAAACCTACGAACTATTTATGTTTTAATAAACTTAGCAGTTTACTTATTCACAAACAAATTATTGCCCCGTCTCCCTGATTCGGGGCTTTTCTTTTGCTCATCTCATTTATAATTCCTATATTTGTGTACAGACGTGGATGTCTGTTGTATCATCTCTCTACGTGGAAGATTTGCTAGATTTTGGGTTTGAGAGATAATACGTTATTTACTCCAAAAAGGATGAGCCTTGACTAAGTGTAGTCAGGGCTTTTTTTATTAATATCATGAATTTGGTGTACTAACGAAGTGCTAATGACTAACAATATGTTATCTTTGTATTACAGTTTACATAATTATTAATAAAAAAAAATGCATCATGGCACTAACTGATTTTTTTAGAATTAATCTTCCTTATGGCATTGTCCGAGATTCTAAAGGTAGATGGTCTGCTTTCAACCGGGAGTATTTACCTCTTGGATGGAATGAAAGAGAGGATTCTCCGGTAGATATAAATTCTGATAATGCTTTTGGGAATATTCCCATCCATACAGAGTATGAGAAAGTAACAGAAAAGAAGCTTTTTGAAATTGCAGGAGATGAAAAGTTTGTAGAGAGAGATACTGATGGGAAAATTAATCGTATTTATTTATACAATGACAGAACTAATCCTCAATCATCAAATGAGTATTGGAATGATTATTTTTCTAAAATAAAACTTTTGAGCCGATTTGAAAGAAAATAAGTTTCTTTTAATCTAAACTTCAAGAATTCCGTTTGAAATTAGAAAATAATAAAATAGAGGTAGCCGAATAAGCTACCTCTTTGTTTTGTAATCCTTCCGATCAACAACACACACAATCAAC